TCCTTCATGATATTTATAGCTTCTGTTACCATCACGATGCGATTCATTCCAGTGGCGTCCAGCACCGGTACGGAGACGTGTCCATTATGGGGGATAGCATCCCGCAATCTCTTTCGGTATGTCGGGCTAATATCATGGATGTCGTTTAGCACAATCATTCCAGCCGGTACCTCTCCTGCATGGAAAGCTCTATGCGTAATCTTCCCATCGGCCTTAATGACCTTTACGTATTCGACGTTCCTTCCGCAAACCGGGCATATGTTTTTCTTAGTGTACATATTTCATCATTCCTGCTGTAGTATCTTATACATCAGCAATACTATATACGGCAGGCAAGTATTTAAAGGTTTTGCCATATGACCTAGCATTATTTGATAATATGTACGAAATCGATAACCATAAAAAATAGATTGATTTTCTATTAGATGGACTGACGGAAATGCGCGACTAAAAAATATGAATTCGCGACGTGCTAGAAATCAAAAAGAGATTTACCACACTTCTTTTTAGGTTGCTTTACCTTTTCTATCTTTACTTCGCGAAGTCCTAGTAATTTTCTTTCCTTATTATCGCATCCTAATGATGTAGCTATTTGATTCCAATCAATATAATCAAATACTTTCTTATTATGATTAAATTCTTGATCAGACCATTTGTAGTACTTCATTACGAGAGTTTTTTTCAATTCAAATGATTTATCTCTCGCTTCTTTTGATGACTTAGGATACTTTACATATACATTAGTATCTTTCATTCCTGATGCCAGCATATGCAGCGTAATCTGAGGATCCAAGAAAAATATATATTTATTTACTTCTTGACACCATGATAAATCTCGTATACTCGCGCTAGCCCATCGCAACAAAGGGTAGAGCATTTTGGTATCTACTTGAGATAATCTCTTTGCCTTGAGGTTATTAAAGCTATTATACATGAATATAATCCTATTTCATTAGTTTGATCATTAAATTCTCTATAAGGATTTCTTTCCATGCTACTTGGCCCAACCATTTATATGATTCGGCAATAGATGTTACCGCGCGCTGTTTATATTCAGAAGATTCTGAACTATCATATATTGTTTGATCGAGATCTTTCAATAATTGTTCATAGTCTGGATGACTGTCGAGAATAATCTGCCTAATGGAATTAAAGTCTTTCTTTTTTATTAATTCAAATATTTTTGTTGATAATTTTATTTCACTTAATATTCGTGATGATGTTATACCATCCTTATTTTGTTCTATTTTGTTTATAGCAGACCGTATATCATTCCCTGTTTGATCGACTATTTTTTTTAGTGCATCCAATTCATAAGGTATTTTTTCATTTTCGCATATAAATTTCAGACGATCGACTATTTGTTCTTTCGGTATATTATCAAATTTAATTAATATACATCTAGATTTTAATGGATCTATAATACGATTTATGTAGTTACATGTTAATATAAATCTAGTATTTCGCGAATATGTTTCCATGGTGTTGCGAAGAGCGGTTTGGGCGTCTGGAGTTAAATGATCGGCTTCGTCTAGAAATACTATTTTTATATTACTATCCATGCTTTTAGTCGATGCAAAGTCTCTTACTTTATCTCGCACGACATCAATACCGCGTTCTGAGCTTGCATTCAATACTATATAATCGCATTTTAATGTATTTATAATAATTCTTGCCAGCGTAGTTTTTCCTATACCAGGGCTTCCATAGAGTAATAAGTGAGGTAAAGAGTCATCGATGTTAAAGGTATTATTAAATCCTATTAAATCTTCTATCTTTTGAGGCCGATATTTTTCAACAAGTAATGGCATTAAAATCCTCCTAAAAAAGTGAAGTTAAGGTTTAGCTAGTCTGTACTTCATCGACTGGAGATACAGGAGATACCATCCATTTGATGACACTATCTGTATCTTTACTGACTATCAGCATCGGATAGTCGTTATTAAAAGAAATATTAACTCGTCCTGTTATAACGGATATAAATTCTAAGAAAGTGCATCCATATTTCCCGATAACGTCCTTATAGTCGGCTGATGTTTTTATAGTTATCTTATTAAAATTATCCTCGCCTGTTCGGACATATAGTATCCTATCTTTTACTTCTGCAATGACTCCTATTTTGCTGGTACCTAATATTTGAGTCGACTTCTTAACATTTGTCCAAATAGCGCTATCTACTTCGAATCCTCCGTCATGTGCTAAGGTAGGCAATTCTTCGAGGTTACATTCCAAGAATTGTTCATCTGGAATAATCAAATCTGCATCTATTCCACTAGATGATATATGGAAAATATTTTCTCCTTGCCGGGACAATTCTATAGTACCATTCATAGTGCCTAATATGCTAATTAAGGTAGACATATTTTTAATTGGTACATTCATTTCATGATATTCGGTGAAGTTACTAATTTTCAGGAGACCCGTAGTCGCACCGGTCATCGTTATGTCTTTTAGTGTAACTACAAGACCTTCAGGACCGAACTTTAAAATTCCATCTGTTATACTACCATTTATACTTACTTTCTTTATAAAGTCTAATAGTGTCTTTGCGTTGATTTTCGTCACTTATAATACCTCGCTAAAAAATAGAATTCGTATAATTCTATGCTAGTTAATCTAGTTAAAATAATAGTATATAAAGATTTTGGTTGTTCTTTCTATTTTCCTAAGTTTCGGATATGTAATCTATCTGAAAAATTTGTTCCCAATCGAAGAGATGTTTTCCATGTATTTGGACCGCTAATACTAAGTTCATGAGGTGTTGCTCCGCCTGGCATTACAAAGATCTTGCCGACATCAAGATTAAATTCCTGAATTAAAGATCTTAGTGTTCCTTCGCTATACATCCAGGGAGCTGCGCCTACTACAAACTTAAATACGCAATTATCAATAGATTTCCAGTTATTAAAAAATTCTCGTCTCTGTTGTAAGGATTTAAAGCAGTCTTGTTTAGGACTAACCATTATAAATCGGAAATACTTTGCAAATTCGGAATCTAAAGGAATAATGCCATTAGTTTCTAAGTCTACTTTTTTATCAGTTAAGTTGTCTAATAATTCTTTTAATTCCTCTTTTTGAAGTAATGGTTCTCCTCCGGTGATAACGAGTTGGGTGTTTGCAGGATGTCTTCCTAAATGTTCCCGAATCCGTTGTAGTAAGTCCGGTATAGTTATTTCTTCGATTTTTATCGCAGGGGTATCGCATCCTTTACATGAAAGTTGACATCCGGCTAGTCGAACGAATAAAACCGGCCTTCCTTGAATTGGCCCTTCGCCCTGAAGGCTATAAAACAAATCATATATCTTCATATTCAATTCAATAGACGCTTATTGTATTTAAAGATTTTGGTTCATTTTCGATTACTTTTTGTAACTGCTACCAAAAAGACTATATACGATACGGTGGTAGTAAGTTTGTATGATAATCACTGCTTGGGAAATACTGATATTCATATTAGGTATAGTAACAGGAACCAGCCTATCATTGATTGTATTCATGTTAGGAGTTGAATCCGGATTAAAATCATATAGGACCTGATTAATATGATAACCGAAATAATATTCGTCACGTTGTCGTTGACCACGACAATCAATGGAACTGGCAACGGTAGTTATTACCTAATGAATAACGATACGAACGTTACAGAAAACGTAACAGGAGTATTATCCTTGGAAACCAACCATATCATAGAAGGGATACCAGATGCTCCACCAGCATTGCAACCTAGATTCCCGATGCCTGTTCCAAGCATGTAAACCAAAAAGTATTTAACGTTAGAAAGTAACTACAAAGTAGAGGTGAACTTATGTTATTAATCGAGAAAGAAAAAGTTGCCACAGAAAAGAAAGTAATTAAGTCGAAAAAATCTACTTGCAAGTATTTCTCAGAAATGTCTATTAAGAGGTTCTCAGAAATCAGCATAACACCAAGATATACAGTAGATGTAAGAAAAGCAAATTCAGAGTTACAAAAAAATCATGTTTATGTATCCAACGAATCCTGTAAGTCGTTAAAAGTTAATGTAACAGGAAGTATAGACGTTAAAATTAACATGAAGACTCCTAGTGTTTACGAGGAACTTATTGAACATCTCGAATTAGAAAAGTTCTTGATAGACGGGAAAGAAATCGACTTGCCATTATATGATATGGGAGAAATAATTGAATCTCTGGATGGCTATAAAGCCATACGGATCGTGTTAAATAACCTTCATACTCTAGGTTATTACCTACCAGAAAAGAATACGTTTGTGTTCGGCAATATCGTTTGGCATGACCATTACTTGTCCATAGTGCTTAGAAATGTATGGCCACAAATCCTAGAGAAATTAAATCTAGGATAACTTCTTTTTTATTCCCAGGAAAATTCTGAGTATTTGTCCAGGAAATCTTCGTAACCTTTTTCTAGTTCCTCCATGGTAAAGTACTTTACGACAGCTTTCTGTTCTGGATTGCGGTCTAAAATACCGTCTAGGTAAATAAAGCAAACTTTTGGTTTTCTATTCAACATATGCCAATATGCAGCAGCTTGCATAATATGATTTGGATAATCTTTTCCAGTTTTTAAATCAATCAAGCAAAGTTCGTTATTTATTTTAGCTAACATATCCAACCGACCCGCATATCTTGGATCATTACAAAATAATGCCGTTTCTATAGCAATTGGCCTGATATCTAAATTTAAATCGTTCCACATTTTTAAGCACCGAGAAATACGTCCTCGAACTTCAGATCTTGATACATTCCAAATAGGTTCATATGGTAAAGGCAATATTTCTTTAGAATATCTTTTTAGAATATGATAATGAACTAACGTTCCAATTACCATTGATGGACTCGTTCCATAATTCTTTTTAGCGGATTTTTGCTTTTGTTGACTAATTATAGTAGTTACAGAAGGATACGGAATATCAAGATCATTTTTATAATAAAAACGACTACCTTTATTTTCTTTAGTATAATATTTCGAATTGTCTTTTATTATCATAAAAATCAGTCCTGAATCACATTTTTACTTATTAAATATTCGTTTAACGGTATTCCGATACTAGTTATGGGTTCATTACTATATAAAAATTTTATTATATCATCATATTGTAAAACAATTAATTTTTTATCAGGATATTTATTATTAAACATAATCATCTTTTGTTTAGAATCATCTGTTAAATATCCTTTTACTTCAACGTATAAATCATACTCCGGTAAATAAAAATCTGGATGCCAGATAATATCATTCTGCAGTTCTATTCGTTTTTCATATTCCCATGCAACTGTTTGTTTTTCTAATTCAGTTGCAAACAATATTTCATATGACGATCTTAACCATATAATAACATTATTTGATTTAGTAAAATATGCTCCGTTACCATGTCCGGATCCAGGATATGCAGGTTTCCCATAACGAGGATGATCTTTTCCTGATATTCTGGGTATCTTTGATAGATGCTGTTTTGTTTCTTCTGTATGATGCTTACCATAAAACGGGTTTTTATCACCAACTAATTTACCCGTCAATGCTTTTGATATTCTTTCTCCTCGTAATCTTAGAACATCTTCTGAAATATTATATTTTTTACCTAAATGAGACTCAGAGCAATTACGAGCTTTAATGCCAAATTCTTTCATCCAATGGCATATAGTATTTTTTTCAATATTAAATTCGCGTTCTATTTGTTCATAAGACTTTCTATGAAAAATATATTGTTCTTCTAACCATTCTTTGTTCCTAAATTTTATTATGTCAATATTATGACAAAGATCAATAGCTTCTAATAACGTTCTTTTTGGTATACTAAATTTAGCTAACCACTTAGATATTGTGACATTAGTACATCCAACTTCTTTAGCTATTTGATTACAAGATCGTTTGAGTATAATATATTGATTAAATAACCATTCTTTATTATTATATTTATTAGAATATTTCTTTACCATAATAATACACTTTCACAATTACTTATTATAAATATATCTCTGAACTGCTATCGTAGCCCACATCAAAGTCGTAGTTGATCCCATTGTTACTGATAACCAGAAGTCGTTGGAAATATAAACTAGCGTTACCACTATCATGAATAGAGTTGTTAAAATAGAAGTCTGATATGGTATTTCACTGCATTTATTCCTATAGTTATATAGAACTTGTGGAAATAGTGATATGGCAAAGACGGCAGAACAAACCATTAAGATCTGATCTGAATAAGGTTGTATAAATTCTAACATGGCTATAACTCATCAATTTCCAAATATTCTTTCAATATTAATCCAGCATATTCTAAAGTTATTTTATTTTTTATCAATAAATCAATATCTTTCTTTTGTAACACTCTTAATTTAATAAAAGGATATTTATTATAGAACTTAATCATTTTACGTTTTGCATCATCCGTTAACCATCCCTTTATTTCGATATAAAGATCATACTCGGGCAAATAAAAATCAGGATGCCATATATCATTGTCTAATTCAAACAATTTTTCATATTCCCATACACATTTAATCTTATCAAGATAATCAGCAAATACAGTTTCATAAGATGAACGTAACCATACAGTAGATCCATCTAATTTAGTATGATAAGAACCTTTACCAAATCCCGTACCGGGTCTAGCAGGTTTACCGTACATATAATGATCTTTACCAGATATTCTTGGCCAGAGAGCCATTTTCCTACGAGTTTCTTCAGATGGATTAGAAAGTTTCTTGGATAATATTTGTTTGGTTTCTTCAGTATGATGCTTTCCGAAAAACGGATTCTTTTCACCTGTTCTACCATACATCGGATTATTAGAACCAGTATACTTTCCTTTTCTGGAAATCGACATATGCTCTCGTGCTTCTGCATCCAACGTCCAATGCTTTCCAAAATTTGGATGGTTTTCTCCTACAAATTTTTTACGGGAAAGAGATATCTTCCTACGAGTTTCTTCAGATGGATTAGAATTTGCTTCCGATATCTTACGTTTCGTTTCTTCGGATCTTAGTTTGCCATATATGGGATTATTTTCACCAGAAACATCTGCGTGATTTTCAGACATCTTTTTCCTAGTATATGAAGTTTTGCACTGTTCTGATGATGGTCGTATGCTAAAACCAAATAATTTTATATATTTACCTACTATATAATTGGTAGTATTTAATTCTTTTGCAATAGACGAAATTGATCGAAATATCATATTATATTGTTCGTTTATCCAATCATAATCAGTAAGAAGTAATTTCGCTTCTTCGGTTAATATAGAATCTTTCTTTTTTAAGCGTACCAAGAATTCCAGACTCCTCTTATATTCATACACTCATATAAAATGAATAATATTGAATAAGGTATATTTTTTGCTTTTAAAAAGCCTATTAACATATAGCCATTTGAACCGATCCATAGAAAAAATCCAAGACCTCTCCAAGAAGCACTGATATCAGAAGAAAATGTTGCACCTAATACAGCAACTAACATAGTTAAATATTCTAATGGATGTATTTTGATGTCATTATAGATATCAGTAATGCTATTATTCAATTACTCACTTCCGTCTCGAAGTCAAACAAATCCATCTGCTCGTGTTCATCTTCCTGGACTTTTAGAAAACATATCAGTCCGTAACCGCGTTCCTGACTGTCTGGATCCTTGAGGTTACGTCCGCATCGCTTACATTTATAAAAAGTAGGCATGCTATCCTTCCTAACGTATTAAATGTTCCTCTGGTATATATCGTCAAACGACAACAGGAAACTCTCTAACTCCCTAGCATTAGATATACGAAGTGGTACGTCCAGATGTTTGTTATACTCCCTGGTTATTAATACTACCTGGGAATAATCTCGGAATTTTGGGTAATCCTCGACAATGACATCATGAGACTTCAATATCCGCATCTTTTCTTCAGGACCACTAGTATAAATTACCTGGTACGGTATCTTGATGTGGTTATTTAGCCACTGGCTGGTATATGGAGCCCAAAGTGGCAACTGGTTAGAAAGGATTACGATTCTGTCAAGCAGTTCATTTACGACTCCTAGATATTCTGTTTCTGGGCACTCCAAGCAGATTTCCGGATGTTCATTAACTATCTGGATAACTGTCTTGCCGTCTTGGTTCGTTGCATCCCAACGGTCTGGCTCTCCCCCTAAGACATAAGAACCGAACTCACGAAGCACTCCGTCTAAATCGAAGTATAGGGCCATTAACTTTCCTCGTTGCCTATATTTAAATAAAATAAGTAAAATCCTATCAACCCAAATAGAAACGTATAGTTATATCTAAATTCGGAAATAGACTTAACTATCATTATAAAGCACATTATCATGACGAATATATCTAGTATTTTCATTATTATTTCACTTCCTGTAACCAAGGCATTAAATTTTTAGCGGCTTTTTCCAGATCTTCTTCCTGAATCTCTTCCCGGGAAGAGTACATTCCTCCGCATTCAGTGCAGCGTGAGTGGCCAACTACTTTATTATAGTGCCAGAGTGTTTTTCTCATGCAGCTCAAGCAAAATCTTTCTGTATCCGGTGGTGGCATGTAACATTATTCCTCCTCTAGTTATAGTATTTAAGTAGTTTATTTAAGTTATTACTTATAAAATTCCTGATGCTCTTTCAAGGCGTTTTCTATTTAGATCCTCTAATGGCATACAAATATTTTCTGATATCGCTAATGAATATAAAGATTTAGCTACTCTAATTGCATCACTTTCTAATACATATACACTAGAATATATGCCACCCACTCCCATTACACTGCGTGGTTTCAACGTAGAAGATTTGAATAATTTGCGTATTGTATCATTTGTTGATCTATCAAATCCACGTTCGGATGTATGCAATAAGTCCAATTCTACATATGCATATTTTCTTCGTAGTGTTATTGCGACAAACGGTATTCCGTTATCTGCACACCATCCCCAATATCGATTCGAAATTTTATAGGACTGATTTTCACGGATAACAAATTTGGCTTCTATAGATTCCTCAAGAGTGGTATGAGGAACTAACCTATCAGATATTTTTGCGATCATTATTATTCCTCCTTTACTTATTGTACTCGAAACCTATCCCAATTTCTATATTCTCGCCAGTTTCCTGAGAAATTTCATTGGTATGTTTTATGGCAGCTAATACAAAATCAATATAATCTGGATTATCTACGGATATGTAATAAATTCCCCCAAAATCCCAACCATCTGGACTTGCCCAGACTCCTATTATAATTTCATCATCTTTGTATATTAATTCAGGAAATTCTTCAGAATCTCGAAGATGATTTCCAGATTTAAATTCTAGGATGCCACGGTCAAGTAGTAATACCGTAGGGAATCCAGAATCCTGTAACTTTCTTTGCAAATTGGCCATAAACTGTCTTGCTTGAATTATAATTTCTTTAGACTTCATAAGTTAGTTAACGGTTTTGTAGTATTTAAAACTTTTGGTTAGTAATCATTGCTAATTATTCCGCCGTATTGCTCAGCAAATCTCCAATCCAATTGTATATTAACAGGCTTATTGTCAATTACCGAATAGGACAATATAAGACCGCATACATCAGCTCCGCCGTAACTTGCCAAAATAACTTCATCAGGAGCTTGAAAGCAACCAACTCCGATCAGTACCTTTCCCATGAAGGAGGGCACATAACAACACGAGTGACAATGGCCATACAAAAATATGGTGCCTATCTGTTCTTCGGACATCAATTGGAGTGTTCGTGTCTTAATACGCTTATTACGATTTTGACCTGGTGCGGCACACGAACCTCCGCCGTGATTTACATTGATCAAGATGTTGCCAGGACCAACTATTGGAGTTCCCTTACGGATATATGTCAAATCAGGTCTTCTTATTACCATTTCGTTACAGAAATCGTAATGCCAGTCAAATTTGGCTAAGGAAGCCTCGTGGTTACCCTTAGTAATGATATTCGTTGCAAAACCGCTAGGATAATATCGTTGGAAATATTGTTCAAATTCGCTGGTGGTATTAAGGAATCTTACTTCATTATGGTACTTTTGATTCATTAATCCGTCAATTGCATCGCCACAATGAATTAAGAAGTTAATTCCGCGTTCTTTACAATCCTCGATAAAATTATCAAAGACGGTTTTCTGCTGGTATATGGAACCCCAGTGCGTATCAGAGACAACTGCAATTTCATAGCGTTGCAATTCTTCATTACTATAGTCAGTTCTTGATGATCGGGGTGAAGGTAGGCCAACTTCGTACCACTTGCATTTCCAGCGGTCTCTTGAAACTCTTACACACCTAGCAGAATCATTGAAGTTACCGCAACGAGCATACACCCGTAACATGTCGTATTCGGAAAATTCATCAAACGGCTTTTCTGGGATAGTTATTACCAGAAGATCAGCTCCTTGCTATTGATTTAATCAGTGCACAATTCATTAGATCCACACTTTGGACAAACTTTATTAGGATCCTTGCAATATTGATCATAAGTTGTCCATTTCATTTCTCGAATTCTACGACCGAAATATTCATACCAACGCGCAATATTTTCCTGCATTGTCATGTCCGGACGAATTGGTATACCATTGATAAATTCGCAACAATGAATTGTTTCGTTTAATTTGCTCGTTTGCAATCCAAATAGCGTTTCATCATATTCTCTAGATAAAAATTTCGACGGGTTATAAGACTTATCATAAAAATCGTCTTGTTCCCATCCACACTTATGACAATGTACGAACATGATTATTAATCTCCTTTTTATTAGAAACTAATATGGTTTCAATACTATTCGTTCCCATGATAACGTTAACTAGGGATTTGACATTATAACCTTGATCTCGGAGTCGTTCTGCAGCACCATCCTTTTCGATTATAGTATATGATCCGATTACATTAATATGGTTACTTTCTAAGGTATCGACAATAACAGAAATTGTTCCACCTGTACTAACAACGTCATCTATGATAATAACATTACGTCCTGGCTTAATACTATTGATGTACATAGTTGACTCCGAATAGCCAGTTTGTTGATGGACTTCTAGTTCTCCGGGTAATCCATATTTTCGTTTTCTAGCAACCACGTAAGGTCTATCCATTAGTGTACTAACCACTGTTGCGATGGGTAAGGCCATTGCTTCTGGTGCAATAATGAAATCAAGATTTGAATGGGTTACATCGCGTTCTATTAGTTCTTGTAGTCTACGAGCTGTTTTAAAAAGAATTTCTGGATCAATTGGCAACGCGCCGTCTGTTAGTGCATGAACAAAGTAGTTATATCCATTTTTATTTATAATAGGAGATTCTTTTATAGAATCTATTAAAAATTGAAGATTCATATCTAAGTCCTCATAATTCTGTCCGGAACAAAATCAATAAACTTATTAACCACATTTTCCAAAATCTCGACATCGGCAATACAATGTGTCACAATGTAGTCTAATGCGTCATTATCCCTATTTAATACCACATTATTCCATTCGATTAGACCCAGTTTTGTTTTGTCTGGTGAAGCATCTGGATTAGACACTTGCAGAATTTGATTTATGCGTTCTAACCGTCTTGTGGATGGATTAGTTACTCGTTTTACCGTGAAATATAAATCTAATGACTTGATCTTTTTAAGTGGCTGAATTCCGTGATACAACGCACGGGTTCTTATAAATGGTATGTCAAAACGATTTCCAAAATATGTCACTACACCATCATAGGTAGTTAATTCTTCGTTTAATTTTATCAAAATTTCTTTTTCTGCTTCCACTAAACTGTTATTAGATAAATTAATTCTAAATATCTTTGGATCTTCTCTGGAACCGTAAGTTCGGATAACAGCACAAAGCATAATCCCAAAATCAGATTTTAGAGACGTCGTTTCTATGTCCAGTACAGCCACTTTCGATGAATCTGGGTTTAGAAACAGATTAGAACTCATTGATTTCGTGACTTTCTTAGTTCGGGCAAGTAATTTCGGTACATTAATTACATCTGGTAAAATAGAATCATTTGTTTTAATATTTTCCAATTCTTTTTTATTATTATAATACCTTATGTATGTTGGATGAGTTGTATTTGTAAATAAAGCACACTTTCGGAATGATCCACATTGTTGATATAGATCGTCTAGTTCTTTGAATGTCCATTCGGATAACGGTTTTAATTCAGTCATTTCTATATTTACTCCTTGCTATTGTTTTCCAGTTTCCAGGCTATTGTAATTGGATGAAATTTCATTTCGAGCAAGTACTGTCCCGAATCATCTTCGTATATTTCGATAGTTGTCTTATTTCGTATCTTGGATTCTATGACTTTCGAAAGTTTGTTGATGTCTCGGTTAGGTAGCTCTTCCCAACTGGATACTATGGCTTCGAGGGTCCCTATGTCGATTTTATAGCCTTCGAAAATTTTTGAAAGTTGCTTAATTTGGTCGTCTAAAAATTCGGACATAATAATACTCCTAAAAATAGAATAATCAAAATATAGTGTTTTAGTATTTAAAGGTTTTGGTTACTCTCGTAATATCTCCTTTTTAATTATTTGGAACGGCGGAGCACAACCAGCATTGAATTTGCATGCAATTTCTAATGCTATCCTGACACGAGTTTCTGGTTCCATACTGAAATTTCGCGTGGCTTCTAAAGCACCTAACGCATAATCACTGCCGGAACCGATAGCAGTGAAATCCCTATATTCCACGATAGAATAATCACATTCTACTGTATAAAAATTATTATTGTACAATATTAGTAGGGCTGACTTATCCATACTGGATGTACTGTCCTCTTCGACAAAGGAAGTCTTAGCTTCCTCTAAACATTCCCGAATCGAGTTGACAAAATCGCTCTGCAAGTACTGGATGTCAGATTTCATACCGGGATGATACGGCACTTCAAACGAGGAATTAATAACATCGTGTATTCTACAGGAACCACAAAACCCAATAGAGACATTTTCGAGTTCGATTATCTTGTTCGGACAGGAATTAAAAATATAGTTCCCGGATAAAATTCTTGAATCGGACCCCAATACGATTTGATTGTCATCTTTTAATCCGATGATGCAAGTTATTTAGATACCTCCAATTATTTTGTTAAACTCTCAATACGTTCCCACATATCTTTGTGAAAATATAATGACCTGGTAGATTTATTACTATTAGCTTTGTTACGTCCACGAGTTTCGTCATGAACAATAATGAGGTCATTTCCGATTTTTCTGAGAAGAACACTTACCCGGCCACTATTATATCTAGTTGTATTATAAATCTCTGTAAATGATATGCCTGGGAATCTTTTGATTAAATTCAATATATCGTCCTCAGTTCGGACAAGTTTATTCCTTCTATAATATTCATAACTATGTTTCATAACCGGTAACTCCGTGGTAGAATTTTATTGTCATGATTTAAAGTTTTCTCTTCAAACCATCTACCAATATTTCCGCAAGTATTTTTATCATCTCGATAATATCTCAATGCATATGGCGATTTTATAAAATTAAACTTACCTGTCACTAGGTTAATAGGTGCTAGATTATTACTATGCCAACATTGATGTTGTCTATTAATTTCTCCATGATTAGGTGCACTTGGATCGAATTTGTAATACTTGCAATCACAACAATATCTCTTTATCATACCAAATCTCCTCACTGAAATGCAAATAGTCCTGTCTTCTTTGGTAATACTACTTTTTGTTTTTCAGTATTTAATACTTTTGGTACGCTTTCGAATCCGAAGAGACTGCTCTCCGTAAGTTTCCTTTTGCCAGTCGCTATATTTATGCCTATAGCCGAGAACACTCTTTCAAGGGGTGGCAACAATTGATGCTCTATATAGAAACTAGTATCAATACGACCGTCTGTCTCCTTAATATGCTCTAAGGTATCAACCATGAGACTAATGCCATCCTTAGATGCACCAGGTAAAGCCATATATCGAATACGATCACCTAGTCCGGGTAGATTCTCACCACGTTCTCTCATTTTCTTATAACAAGTTACATGAGGTTGGATATTCTTGTAGCCTTCTATATTGCCGATCTTACGGCTAAGAACAAGTTTTTCTGCTAGTTCTGGATTAACTCTAATATCCTGTAGGGTTTTAACGGATAATATAACCTCATTGGTATATTTCCAGGCTTCGTCTACTTTACCTTCGCATAGGATTAAATGAAGTACCTTATCCATGCTTTCGCCGACTAATGAAACCCAATCCCTCCTGCGTGTTTCGATGCCCCTGTACTTAATCTTGTCTTTCCAACCATCTTTTCCTTGTTCGAATATCCACATGGCATAGCGTTTTTTCTCAAAGATAATAGCACGTTTCGCAAAACACTCGAAATCGATTTCCATGGGCGGAGGCAATTTCGTTAGCATACTGTCATGGATGATTTTAGCGCACTTTTTACTCTCATCTGGGTCTGTTACTTTATTTAACCGGATAAACACAGAATCTGTATCCCCGCCAACTACATGACAATCTACTAGTTCTTCCGCCGTTTTTCTAGTCAACTGAATCGCCATACGACCTACAGAAGTCACTGAATTAGCAAGTCTTGGATCGTAAAGCCTACCCCGAATAGCCCCGGTGTAGCCGTAAAACGAATTTAACAAAATTTTCACACTGTATTGTTGATTATCGTAGAATTCTCTCTCATTTTTGTCACTACACGACTTCATTAGTTTTTTTAATTCTACTCTTTTGTTGTATAGGTTAGTCAGAATCCTTGGCATTATACCTTCGTACACGGAATGATCGGTATATCGTACTTCATTAGGAGCAGTTATTGTTTTGACATCTGTTTCTTCCTCATTTATGATAGACGACCAGCATATATTATAAGCTCGAATAGCTGATGGATAAAGACTTTTATAGTCCATGATAATTAGGTTTTCGTGTAGCCCGCGCTCCGAATCAAGCACTTTACCTCCTGTTACTTTCTCGACTTTTTTGTCTTTGTCGTTGAGAGGCCATAGTCTTCCTTCCTTATAGAATTCTCGAAGTAACATTGACTCTATACGGCGAGACTGACCACCATTGATTGTCTCATGAAGTAATAAGCCACAGTCTTTACTAATATTGATGTAACGGTCTATTAGTTTAAGTTCCTTTATGATGTCTTGGAGTAGGTCAGCATCTCGTCCCGCATAATCAAGAAAGGACCGTAACTTACTTTCGGATCCGTTTAACCATATTTCACGCATTTCACTGGCTTTAATGTCTAGTTTTGGTCTGTTAAGTAATGTTTTGGAAACATTTTCCAAGCTATATGAAGTCAACGAATAATTTAGTTTAATTGCATTTAATAAGTCTATGTAAGCCCGACCTACCATATTAACTTCTTTACTTGCACCAAACGCTCTTATCTGGAATGGAGTTCCATCTCGGCCTAAATCATTAGGAATACCTAATATTTCTAGTCTCTTCTCAATATACGGAAAATCGAATGTATCACCATTAAAAGCCATTACGATATCTGGATCATATTCTTTGAATATGTCCATAAAGGTTGATAACATCCAGAATTCATCAGGGAAATATTTGATGTTTTCGGTGTCTTGTCCTGGCTTAGCAACTAACACAAGGGTATTTCCAGTGTTGAAACTTATCGAAATTATGGTTATAGGATCTCTTTCCGGTATAGGCACTCCAAATTCGGGAGGCAGTACTTCAATATCCAAGCCAAGAAATCGTAACGGAGCATTTTCCAGGATATTATGTAAGGGCTTCACGTTATTGCTATCAGCTTCGAGCCACTTCATGCCCCATAAGTCATTATCAGTCAGGAACCGAGCTGTAGCATATAGCACGTCAGCTTCGAAAATATCAACTATAGCTGGATGCCTTCTTAAGGAGTCTCGGATCTTCGGGACATCACTAGGTCTATTGACATAGACTTGCAGGACTTCTGTTCGTTCCTTTTGAAAACCAATTGGTAGAAATTTATAGTCCTCGAATACATCAGTAACTTCAGGAAGTTCCGACAGCATTTGCTTGACTTCGCTAGAGTTTCTTGGTAAAATATAAAAGTATGGCCTGAATCCAAGGATGTCATGCTGAATAGAATTACCAGACTTATCGCGACCATATAAAGTAATCACCGGACCACGGCCACTATTCCTATATTTAGTGGATATTAATTGAAATTGCATGAGATTCTCCAATGGTAATTAATATATGGCAACTAGTGTATTATTTTCGTCTCTTCTAAAATGATTACTATTCTTGACAATTTTATAATATTCTTTTGGTGTTAGCTCACTGAATCTTGGTGCAGCCTTAATAGCTTTGTCCCTAGCAACAAACTCATCAATGAAAAGTAACCTCAAGGTATTTAAAATATCTGGCACCTCATCAATATTTTGGTCTCGTAATTCCTGGTACAATATGCATGGTTCTGTGCAGTTATCGCAGTTACAAGTTGTTAAGTCCGGACAATCTTGAATAAGCTCAATTATTATTGAATCGAAACGACTATTATTAATATGGAACAAATATATGCCTCCTAAAAAGTTAATAGGGTGGTAGTTTGGTTACTATGTTGTTACTATGTTGTGGCAGCTATAATTTCCTTGGTTCAATTGCTTCTATGGAATGAGTTTCCAAGACGTCAATTACTTCGAAGTCAGCTGGTTTGACTGACGTTCGTACTATATCATTTGCGTCTTCTTCACTGATTGCATCCACAAGAACGGTAGCAGTTGAAACAGTCGTGGCAACAACCACGACCTCATAAGTCTTTAATTTTTCTGACATGGTTTTTGATTTCCTCCATAAGATATAATAATACCGGCTTTTATGGCACCTATAGTAGATTTATTGGCTGATGTTTTTAGTAAATTTTCTAACGCTTGTTCTTTGTTTTCAGGCAAATTCTTAAAGAACATTTCGATTTTTGACCGGGAAACTCCCCTTCTTCCACATAGTTTCGTTATCTGGCTTTTTGTTATAGTTATGTTGATTCCTCCTGCGAATAATATAAAAATAATTAGATTTTCTCTATTCTATATGCGTTCTCATATAGACTAAGGAACGGCATTCGTATTCCAAAAGTCCATATTTTGTAAGTCTGTCCTACTTCAAGTGAGGCATATCGATTAGCTGAAGAAAAGTCCATATGCCACAAGGTATCCTGAATGGAATATACGTTACCGTTTATGTCACTGAATAGATAAAGTCCACGATCGTTTACTACTTTAGACCACTTTTCTTTTACTGTTATGGTCATAGGACCTTGGTCTGTTGGCATAGATGATGCTATTCCAATCGAACATAAGGACAAGACAATTACTATCGCAAATATTTTGTTCATTTCAATCCTCCTCTAAGTTATTCTTTACTTTTATTGTATTTATAAGTTTTGGCTACTTTATCTTCAGCACATTCCCGGTGTCTCTATCGTCCCAATCATCAAGGAACTCCACGAAACAACCTGGAGCCAACTGGACCCTATCAATGATATTTGGCTGTTTTGTCAATATTCCTCCAATTTTTGTGAATACGTGAACGAGTTGACTAGGTTTTTCCGTTATGATCCTATACGAATCGCCTTCCAAGCAACCACCTGGAATTGGCTTGCCGCACTTACTACACGTAGTTGGCAACGGGTTTCCAAAGAACCTACCGCAATCGCATTTATAGCCCATGTTATACCTCCATAGAGTTTATTAGTATCCCTATTCCAAGGACAATCAACACTCCAATATGACAAATCCTATGAACAATATGACCAAACTTAGAAGAAATAGTAAACCCCCGATTAATATTCCAAAAAACGAGCTATCGTTATCATCGGAATAAATACCAAGTATCATCAATACAAACGAGAATGGCAACGTTAATAACCCGACTACTTGTAAGTCATTCATATCAAATCACCAAGTAACTAATAGTTAGCTAAGTATTAATAGTTTTTGGTTGTTCAGTCTTTCCTGAGCCATGTAGGTTTATTGTTCTTGACTTCTTGTTCAGTTAGCCAGCCTTTGCTGTGACATTCCGGACAATCTAACCAGCAGCCATAGTTTTCTGGTCCGGTTACAAAGAAACCTTGTCCATCGCAAATGAAGCACTTAATTGCTTTCATTACCGCAATTTAACGCAACTGCATCCATACGCATGTATCAACATCAACGTTGCAATAAACATAAATAGTATTATTTTTAATTTCGAAACTAGATATTTTACCCGTTTTCACCATTTCACTTAACTTTTCAGAAATTACGATATTTAAACATCCATGTTCTAATATACTAGCTAGTTTACAAACTTCTTCAAGCCTGTCATTAAGTTCATTAACTATATTAGTCATTCAATCACTCCTAATAGCTTCGAGAAACCACGGCATAAATAGTCCACGGTATCTATTGACAAATGGTCCAAAGCTCTGATCAAGTATCCATGTTTCCGAGAAGTCGTCTGGTCCTCTAGTCGTCCTTCCACAGGCTTGCTGTAGCAGCATTGCAGTTGTAATATTATACCATTGCTGGTTGTCCAATTTATTGCGGGCTTTTATCCAAGCATCTCCAAGATGTGGAAACGGCACCTTCGCTATGATATTCATGGGATATTCGGGACCGTCCAACGAAATTCCTTCCTCGTAACGTACCGAAAGAAATATCGAGTCATCCTTCTTTTGCCACGACAACAGTGCCTTTTCTCTATAATCTCGTTCTTGTAGTAAGATATTATTATGGAGCTTATATAAGTTGTCGTATAGTAAATTGGCAACTACGTAGCTGCCGCAATGAACGATAGTTTTCATACTATATGTATCATGAAGTTGCTTAATGCGAATAGCCATTTGTTTGGCTGTATGCTCTCTACTAGCATAGTTCATTGATCCAACGGGATCATAATGTATGAGGCGTCTGGAAACATCTATTGGATGAGGAATCATTACGGACTTATATTGCGAGGTAACCATGCTGGTGGTAGGTGTTCCACTGGCCAGTACTACGCAATCAAGTTTAGCAACTAGATCTCCGAATACCACATGAGAATCCAGTAACTTAAAGTACGGTACCGGTAGTAACTCTTTCCGTCTCATTCCAGCATTCCAGACTTCTTCAATGTCCGAAGTCAATACGTATGGAACACCTGCCTTGATATAACGGAGTGCATTTGCACAAGCTGTTTCTTGTCTATGATACTTATTATACTCGTGTTGGATGGCTTTAAGCCTCTTGATTTCGGGTGAAGTTGGTTTATTTTTAAATATCTGAGATCTATAATCGGTGCACTGTTTACCGAGATCCTTTACTATTTGCTGTAATTTATCATACTGACTTTCTAAGTGTGGTTTAACATCGAAAGTTTCCAGAAATTTCTGCAAGTTATTTGATTTATCATATATTTTAGATTTCTTGGTAATGTCTTTCAAGTTTAGATTCAATTCGATAGTTGCTTTATCCAGTAGAATACCCTCTAATTCCGAGGATTCATCCACGAAAAGTACAGAACACTCCGAATAAATTGATGGATCCGCAAGATACCTATGGAAGGTTGCTGCTCCGAAATCAAACTCTTTAAATGCTTTTTTGGCTGCCCTATACGAACAATTCTCGCATACGGCGAAACCTTCTTCTTTGCTCGTGAATGGACACTCTTCGGCAGTGCAATCTACTATTCCGAGACACGGATAATTCCGCTTCCCTACAAGTTTCGGCAAGTCGAACAGGTTACCTGATTCAATTAGGGCTACCTGCGGCGAAGTGTAAACAACCTTGGCTAAATTATGCTCCTTTTCTAGGATTTTGCCTAAGACATACAAGTCAACCGATTTACCGCTGGCTGTTGGAGCGTTCAACTCAATTACTTTTTGTCCGCCTTCCCAGAGCTTTAGCATGCTTGTTATAGCATGTTCTTGACCTTGCCGAAACTTTCCGTATGGATTGTACTTCTGAAGGTTTGACATGATTAGTATCCTTCAGTGATTTGGTAGGCTGTATTCACTACATCGATGTCAGCCATCATCATGACGTACTCTTTTGAATATTGATATGTTTCAATGAGATCTCTTCTCCACCAGGAAACATCCTTAGCCATATTTAATCCTCTCCGTTTATTTTAAATTTCACCCATATGAAACTATCCTGGGAACTACCAGATTTTGCTCCTCCAACAAACTTATGATAATGGTTACCTGAATCCAATACGGTTATATCCGGAAATTCCTCTCGGATAAAGTCCGCAACTACTTCGGTTGTCATTCCTATACCATAGAAATAGGAGTGCCATGCAGTTATCGTTCCGTTCTTATGAAACTTGAAGCCGTCTATTCCAACGATACCATTCTTCATAATGGATTTAGATGCTTTGGATGTCACTTAATTCACCTTCAAGTAGTAATAGTGCTTTTGAGAATAAATAGTTTTTGGTTGGAAGTCAATACAATAAACCATATTTTAATTTAAAATTTCTAACAATACTAACAGCTTCATTTACTAGTCTCTCATAATTAACATTACAACAATGTCTTAAACATGTAGTACTTCGATTAATTCTAGGCAATTTACAACAATGATTCGTTATGTCAAAAAACCCGTACTTTTTATCAAATAAATAAGCTTTCTTTAGTTCTAGTAATTTGTTTGGATGTTCTTCTATCTGGCATTCATTGAAGAATCCGTTATATTTAGAACATTCTGTACAACATCCAGATTCTAGCGTTCTATGCTTCTGCTTATTGCCAAGTTCTTTATTATATCTTTCTACATCCGGACAATTCGAACATACTGTTTTATTAAATTCTCTAAATACTAAATCTATAACTTCAAGAGATAACTCTACTAACTTCTGATCTTCAATTGATATAGCTTTTGTCATTCGTAATTCAGTTAATTCGTCCATACGTTTATCTCCAAGTACTAATAGCATCTCTAAGAATAAATAGTTTACGGTCCGAAAAATTTAATAAAAAAGGATAAAAAATACTAGAGGTCCTCTAGCATCTTGGTAAGTTCCTCTTCGGATTTGCTCGCTAAAGCACCTTCTTGCTTTTCTGCTAGTATGGCAAGGATTTTCTGACGCTTTGCTATCTTTTCGGCTTCCATCTGTCTTGCTGCAGCTTCAGCGAGTTTAACTTCAACTATGTACCGAACGATAGCCACCTGAAGGTCGAGCTCGGTATTCTCACTACTCTTTGAGCCAAGTAGACTCTCTTCCTTGCAAACCTTCAGTTTGGCATTTAGGACCTTAAAGATTCTATCAAGTTCCTGGACTGACAAGTCCCAAAGATCTTCAACTGACAGCATTCCTTTGTATGAGAACCGGAGTTTCATCCGGCTCGCTAATTCAAATATGTTTCCTACCATTTAGAACACCACTTTTACGATTCTATTTACGTGGCCAGTGACCCTGACCACTAGGGAATTCCTTTGAGTCGAACTGAAGCCAAGTCCCGAAAGCTGTTCCTCGGAAGGTTCGACCCTCATCTTGCTACCCAGAGCTTCGAATACTCGCTTATGTTCTAGCAACTCGTTTTTCAAGTACTCGTTAAAGAAGCCATTAGGCTGTTCCGAGTTCTGACATCCCTTCAACATGAAGAAGAAATGCCGATTGCCGATACTATCTTGACCGTCCCAGTAATTAGGCGACATCATGACTACTGATACTAGATGGAATTGTTGGGTATCTAGATTCCAGAGTTTTCGAGATGTCAAACTGGACGGAATCTTTTCGATGATCTTGAAGCCGTCACGCCTACTATATTCAACGTCAGCTACTGGTACCTTTTCGCCTTGTCTCAGTTCCTTGTTATAGGTGAAGGAATGTATTTGTCCGTCAAACTCCACTTCAGCGGTGAAGCCAGACCTACCTCCTTTATGATTATAGTTATGGACGAATAGTTGGTAGGTACCCTCTGGTATCCGGGACAGATTGCTCCAAGTAATATTCTCTACAGCAATACCGTCCTTGGTTTGACGGGAAGGCTGCGTAATATCGACATCTAGTTCACCGGACGACACATGCATTCTCTTATGTGCGAAATATATATGGCCACCAGTTGGCTCAATGCAATGGGCATCAAAGTCGTTCTCGTTATCGTGGTTATCATTCCACTGGATGGAGAATCGCAGTGCACCACTAATATCTCCGCCAAGTGATTTAACACGTTGTTTCATGGAGTCGGTAATATTCCCGGAGTAGGCCCAAGAAAATCCATTATTCCACTTGAACATACTTGGAGCGTTTTTGTCCTGAGGTGCAATTAGACTTACCAAATTGCTCTGATGTCGGTTCTCTAGCAAGACCTCTACGTTTTGCACGGAAGGCAACACTTCGGATACAAATTTCTCTATTGAGATCTCTTCTATTCGATCAAAGCTCTTAGGAGAGATCGCCTGTTCCTTTGCAAGCTCTCCAAAGACATTACCCTTGAGATGCTTAGCTACGTCACGGTTAGCATAGATAATGTTGTTTACAGTGATGTCGTTTAATGTAGCATGCTGCCGTCCCAACGATTCCATGAAGCCTAGTTCTTTGACGGTCTTTTCTGCGTCCTGGAGCATCTTGGCCGTGAATATAGCTTTTGGCCTCTTGTAGTTACTTGGAGCGACTATAGCTTCGTACTTCCTTACTGCTTCGTCAAGATCAATTCCCTTGGAGATATCAACTAAGAGCACTCCAATGGAATGATTACGGATCTTGCTGATGACCGGACCTGCTAGGACAGATTGTTCCCAGGCATATAGGTCTTTCTCCCTAGGAGATAACTTTGCATATGCTTTTTGATGTTTCTGGAAGCTCTCTAAGACAGTTTTCCATTCTTCGCCCTTATAGAGAGAATTCTGGGCTATTAACTCCAGCACGGAAGCCACTGCATCTTCAGAGATTTCATCCAAGGATCTCTTGAATACGTTCCTTAGATCAGAGGCTCGTCCTCGAACAGTATCCAAAGTTAATCTTCCTGAAGTCTTAAATCGGTCTGGAAGCTCCACATACATATGTTCCCAGGTTACCACTTCCCCGGACTCCAATCTCTCGAAGTCTTTTTCTGTTCCCATACAGCAAGTATCTGTCACGAAGATTCCTGAGATGGTTCGTGACTTTACATACTCGGAAAGTACCTTAACTGATGGTCCGTATTTTGGCCCAGCTTCAAAGTCCCAAACGGAAGTTACAATACCGTTCTTTATGCTTACGACATTTCCGAAGGCCTTAACAAAATGCCGGCAAGCGGAACAGTCATTCTCGGTTCTTGTCCGGTAGACCTTGTTCATGCCCTCCGGAAAATTATACAAGTAAAGATTCCATAGGGTATCCTTATCTACGTCAACGACGAATAGAGTATTTACGTCCTTGATCATGCTATCAACATGTTTATTTAATTTCCTTTCCAAATCTGCGAAGATTTCCGTCATCATATCACTCCTTTGTACTTCTTTATACTATACTCGATGAGAATAAATAGTTTTTGGTTGAATATCAAAAACTAATTTTATATATTTTTTAGTTTTCTTTGTAGTTTTTCGATTTCCTCGAGTATGTTTTGCTTTTCTTCCTCTTTCTTCGAATTTGCTCTTTCTGATTCCATGCTATTAACTACGTCCATAAGATCCCGAACGCTTTCTACTACCATACAGCTAATTAGAGGATTTTCTTCCTGAATATACTCTCCCAGAACTTGTCGTATTTCCTGATGTTCGTTTTTAGTTCCGTATTTTGACAAATGAATTAATTTGCTTCCGCACCCAATCGTATAATCGCAACCTTCTCCTTCTTGTTTCATGTAGAGATAATACACCTAAATCGACCTCCAAACTTTAACGGTATTCTTCGGACTCCATATACCAGAATCTTGCCATTCAATTGGCTTGATACTGTGGACATACGGTACGCAACATGGGATAGCTACGAGACTGCGAACCTTGCCTTTAACATGTTGCAAGATGTTCTGGAGACTAGCATGGCTATGGACAGCTACAATAACTACCCTTTCAAAATCTAATAGAGTTGGATAGATTTCCTCAACTTTAGAATCATAGCATGTTAATCGTTGAATCTTTTCTTCGTAATCGCAACAATTCTTAAGCAACGGATCAATACTTATACAATTCCATTTGGTCCGGAAGGCAAATAATGCGGCAGTCCTAGGAGTAGTACCATCTCCTACCGAAACCAAAGTAATATCAGGATCATTGAAGTCGTACTGCTTGAGTTTGGTACGTACAGCATTTAATGCTCCATAACTTTCAGTGACTTCTTTCGCATCCGGAAATAGTCCTAGATGTAACATGTCGGATCCAGACTTATTAAGTCTAATAAACTCATTCATGTAACGGTATTGGCCGTGATTGAAGGACCAGATTGTCTTATTGATAGCTTCTGAGAGTTCTGCATTATGCTTTGACATATTAATCACCTTCCTACGAACATAAATCCGTTATCATGCCTAAGCAAAAGATCATGATCATTAGTGATCCTAAGAAACATATCATTCCTGCAGCATCATCTCTATTCCATATATAAGCCGAAAATATTAGTGATCCAATAGCTATGATAGTTGATCCAACTATTCCTACTAATGCTAAAGTGTTATCTAACATACTATCATATAAGTTGTTTTTCTATTTATAAGTTTTGGTTAGCAAAAAAGTTAAATAACGTTCTTCTCTTTCCTAGTACGCACTGCTGCTAAATTCGAATATCCGTTGATGTCGTCCCAGGCGGACTCATCACCTTGGTCTCCACGAGCAATCCTGAACAACTTATCTACGACGCGAACTATTACTAGAAAATCCTTCATTTGATCTAGCTTAACACCATCTGGATAAAGTACTTCAAATATTTTATGAGAATTACCAAAACTATCTCCGTATTCAACCTGCTTTCGAGAAACCAATTTTGCGATTTCCAGAGCAACTTTTTCATATACGGTACCTAAGGGTTTAAGCGGTAACTTCTCTCGGGTCTCGTTATCCGGGCAATTCGCTGTATTCGATACCTGACAATTGGTACATAATACCATATGTCCGTTCTGTTGACAACCAGTTATTTCTCCGTCTTTTATTAATATGGCCATAATTTTATTCACCCCATTTCATTAGGAACAAATTACTAACGGCTTTCCAGGATAAACGACCATCCGGCATATTAGAGTCTTCTATTTCTTGTAGTGGTCTAAACACTATACCTTCACGTAAAGTATCCGAGACGGTTGATTGGCCGTCTGCAAGACTCAGCAAGTCATCCACGGTGTGCTCTAAGGTCAACTTTCCAAGATACGGAACTAAGAAGTCCTTGCCTAGACCAAAGGATTCTACTGCATCTTGCATGATATCCCAGTCCAAATACCTATGATTCGTCATGTCCCAGATGTTGAATACTCGGTAATACAGACCTTTCAGCCCGTATTTATTCTTCTGGATGCCCTCTCCAAAGAGTTCGCCCTGTAACGCAACATTTCCTAGCTGCTTTAGGATTTCCTGGATGTTATGTTCTGTTGCATATCGCCAATAAGCATCTCCATTAAATTTATGGTCGAAATCAGGTGCCAAATCTACGTTCCTAGAACAACAATGTAAACCAGTTTCCGGATCGTTATAATAACTTGCGCTAGCGCCATCTAGCTTCTCTGTGAGGTTAAATTCCATGCCTTGATACTTCTCTAGTATCCTGGGAATGTTCTGGATTCGAACTTCGTCGGTTTTCGGTACAGCTAATCTATGAATTGGGCACCTTACTCGACCACGGAGTTGCACTGGTATCGGAGGTTCGTACTTTGTAATGCCTAGAAGTTCGCTGACGTCTTCATTTAGGGAATATGATCCTTCCGGCAAAATATCCATAGGGAAGCATATGCCCTGAGAGGTTGTACCACGTAGTCGGCACGTCCGAATCCTGAAGTGCTTGGACCTCATAAATTCGAATTCAGGCCGATCAGGTAGTAAGGAATCTGGCTCGCAGAATACAACGCTCTCTCCGATATGAAATTGTCCCTTTTTGACTACAGATTTCCAGCCGTCAATTTGAGCCAGTTCAATGCTATCAGCATTCTTGATTGGTGTAATTCCTAGAATTTCCTTAACTGATGCCATATGGCGAGTCATGTTAATCCCTCCGAAATGAAATTAATGCAGCTTTTGTTACATTCCATTCGGTCATTCATTATCTGTTCGTATTCCCGACACGGAATATTACTGTCATTTGCCGTGACACAAATAAAGTTTTCCTTGGCTAATTCTAACATAGCCTCCATCACGTTATTTTCGTCTTCAAGTTCTATCAGGAATGCTAGCCATCTATCCACATCCTGCTTGAAATCAATACCTTCTGCTAGATCGTAACACTCCCCATCAATGTAACATTTTTCCATGCTATCGCCTCACTCGGCTTAACGACTGCAAGTACTGTTTGCTAGATATCTCATGAGAAAGCCATGCCTTCTTGAGATTAGAAAGAGCTGGTTTAGTTGTAAACTGATCTTTCTGTTTGGATTCTAGCAGTTGCAACATCTTGATTCCGTAATCCATTGATCCATCTACTCTCCTAGTATACTTGAATATTGATCCCAGGAATTTTATTTTATTTCCTGGCATTATCCGGGAATATACTAATGGTACCGCTGGAATCTCTTTTCCAACGGTCATAACTAAGTGATCGGCCACTAATCGATCTTTTAGTTTCACGGCTAACAACAACTTTTGCAGTGATGGTTTGCTAGCGAATCTTATTCCTCCGTGTCTTCGAAATCCTACATTAGCATCGAAGACGGTATTTCCCGATCCATTTTCGTAAAGTTCCTTGAGTTCCAGACGCATAATTCAGTCCTCCTCTTCTATACTACATCAAACTAATACTTAAAATTTGTCTTTAAATACTTTTTGGTTGCTAACTTTTTACCCACTTTTTCTACTTACTTTACAGTATATACTTATACTAATATATACTTTATACTACTATATATAGTATATATAATAGTAATATAGTATAATATATAGTAATATAAGTAAGTAGTTAGTGATTATATAGTAATATAGTAGTTATATTGAAAATAAAAATTAGTTTTATATAAGCTAGTATAGAGAAATACCCTATTTTTAGAAATAGTACTTACCCATAGTGATTCCATGAAAATGACTTTATAGTTACCACTCTATACCGGATTTTAAGGCTGCTTTCATTGCAGCAATCTGTCTTGCTTTCCGGGACTTTCCGGATTTAGACAAGACTTTTACTTTTTCGCCAAAATTATTGATGACGTAGCCAGTACTAGTTACTTGGCCACAATCATCTGAACGGCTTATTCGATCAATGGTCATAGTTATAAAATTTCAACTAATCGGAATTCAATTCTTGATCCAGCGGGTAGTTCTTTAACTCCTTCAGGCAGCTTCGGACCGATATATTGAGCTACGATCATTTTCTCGCCAGAAACCAACTTTACATTAATCCTAGCAAAAGGAATTTCAATACCGATTATACTAGATACTATAGCAGCAATATCTTTATGCCCTAAGCAAGACTCAAACGGAGCAAAATTTCTTACTTGATCAGCATTTAACGATTTTACATCTATTTGGCATGGAACATCAACCATGCTTAATGCAAATGCATTACCAATTTTAGTCATTTCATTTCACTCCATATATTAGTAGTACTTATAAGTTAATATAGTTTTTGGTTGCCGGAGCTAAGAAAACTCCAGTAGCTTCGTATGGTTTACATGCCCTAGGACATGTATTCTGAGCTTGGGCTAGTAAGGCTCCTCCTTGTTCTCGGATCGCAGAAAAGCATACATTCTTTGTTTTCTTATTCGACGAGATATATTCCTCTGCGATGATAATTATCTCGTCGTCTACCGCATCATCTGGATTCGCTTTTACCATTACTAGATTGTTATCTTGGATAGTTATTGCTGCGGCTAGTAACTTATCGCTTCCGATTATCGTAGTGATATTGTAGGAGGTATCACGTCCAGGACGACTTATGAAGCCGCATTCTGGAACCTCAAATCCGGGTTTGATAATGTTACCTTTTTGATGGAAAACCCTTCTCACTGTAGGTTTCATAACCATTCAACCTCCGTTGGATTAGCCTTTATGGCTTCGATGCTCTTCCTGGCTTTTCTTTCCGCTACGGATTCCATGACTAGTTTTCCTTTAGAGACTCTATACCAATGACTAGTATATTTTGAGTTTAGCCGAAACTCCGCAAACGGAGCCAGAATCGCTAGTATCATCTCCCCACCGTTTATACGTCCGGCTTGTCCGAAAGCAACAGACCCAGATTCGATGTCAGCTACTCCGGAATCATCGAATAGCCCGTACGATCTATGACGGTCATACTGTCCTACTGTATTAATGATGGCTAATATTCTATCATCATTGTCATCGTGGTTAGATAGGGCTATCACTATTCCTTCCTTAGTCTTTCCTACTTTTGCAAAGGGACCTTCCCCAATTACTGGTATTTTCGATAGGCTTCGACCTCTACCAGATTCTCCAAGCTCAAGGAAACCATCTTCCATTACTGGAAGTCCTTCTTCTGGAACACTTCCGGGACTTCGTATCATATATGTTTTCATCTGTATTTCACCTTCAAGTACTAATAGTACGTTCGAGAATAAATAGTTTACGGTCCGATCCCGACCAAAACTTATAAATACATTGACTACTAATAAGTCTTCGGAGGTAAATTATGCCAAACATGATTAAGATATGGCCTTGGGAACAAGCACCTAAGAAGTATAAGAAACTCTCGAAACTCGGAGGAGACGAAGACTGGGTAGTTTACGTTCCAGGAGAGTACAAGAACCAAGTTGATATTTCCCAATGGATCCAGGCTATAGACATGCTAGGTGAACCAATAGAAGTCATGTTGGAAAGTGGAGACTACATTTATATTGGCGGACATGCATGAATAACTATATTAGTAGTTTTATTTTATTTTTTGGAAACATGTTATTAATATTTATATTACTATTAATAATTGCTTATATGTTAGTATATCGAGGTACAACCAATCAGATTTATATACTTGCGATGTTATATACTCCATTATTACATGATCTAATATTCGGATCACCTTGGGAGGAATTCTCATAGAAGACCATACCACTCCATATCGTTAAGTTAGCTGAAAAATTAGCCGAAAAAAGTACAATGAAATATCGGTTGTCAGCTGTCATATTCGACAATAAATTTCGGGTCATAAATACGGGGTATAACCGATGGCTACTAATTGGACACCGCGAGAAAATTCCGTTCAAAACGTCAATTCACGCGGAAGCTGACGCAATAATCGGTACATCTCGTCAAGATCTTCATGGAAGTTCAATACTAGTTTTCCGGCATAACTACGGTCTTGCAAAACCGTGTCATTGTTGCGAGAATTTAATTATGGTTAGTGGCATTAAAAATATATTCTATAGCAACGGAAACGGATGTATAGAAAAGATGAAATAATTATGTAAATAAAAATATTATTAATTTTTGACCCAACTAGATTTGATAATCACTTTTTTCTTTTCATAGCTCGGTCTTGCAATATTTCTCTGTATAATTGGTTGAATAGTTTTAACATTCGAATCTTCCCGTATGGCTTCTTTATCTTCCCAGGTCATATGACGTTGCCAGTACGGGTCGAAAAAGTCTTCAAGCTTGACATTTGGTATAAATATTCGGTACTTTCTATAATAACAATCGTAATAGGCGTCTATGCCGTCCATAAAATACTTGGAACGAAATTCATCTTCTTCCATTGCTCGATGAGCATACTTTACCAATATCGAGTTATGATAGTACATGAATCCGTTCATTACTTCGTCCTCTGCCCATATTTGGCTGGAATCTTTATGAGATGCTGCAAAATGTAGTATTGAAATCTCTTCCCAAAATTCCGATTTTTTCTTAGCTATATCGTCTTCCATGTTGGTTAGTTAAGTTACTAGATTTAAATACTTTTTGGTAGCATTTCGACCAAAAGCTTTATATACTAGAAGTACTAATTATACTTTGCCCAACACCACACTCAACGAGAAAGGAAAGTTTCATCACCTTCTTTCCTTTTTCTGAAAGTGAAGAGAGGCGCGAGAGTATGCAGAGAAGAATGATTTCAAATATTTTAGACGACTTTTTGAACAGTTTTGTGGAATACCCGGTCTATTACATCTCTATGCCGGAGATCCGGTCAGATATTAGGAAAACAAAAGACGGTTTCGAACTTGATTTACCGGGCTTCGAAAAAGAACAGATCGAAGTTTCGATAAAGTCCGGAACCCTGCATGTGGAAGCTAAGTCTAAGGACCGTACCGTAACCCGGATGGTTTCGATATCCAAAATAGTGAATCCAGAAGATGTTAAAGCCCAGTACAGAAATGGCGTGCTTACGATAGCTATTACTAGTAATGAAGTTCTGGAAAAGAAAATAGAAATAGAGTGAGTAACTTTTTTAAACAAATTTTTAAAAAAATAACCTTTTTCCTTTTTTAACAGCCTCGATTCAAGATACCATTAATTAACGTGTATTCCGGACATATAATACCCTGGATACAAGATATAGCTAATACGCAAAGGAAACCTATTACGAGAAAGGTCAAGAAGCCAAATCCCATTGCTGCACCTTCTTTTTCGTTTGGTTCTTTTGCGTATACATACGAGCTAACTATTATAGTAGCAAATATCGTAACGGCAAGTCCAATTAAGTTCAATTCATTGGATACTATTGTACCTTGGACCATATAATTGAATCCAGAACCTGCGGCGTTCTTAATTTCTTGTAGCACGGTTTGTGCTAGCTGAACTTCCGAGTCGTTGAACATACTTAAATACCTCGCTATACCCTATTTTACTGCAATGTTATATAGTTTTTGATTTTCGATGCAATGCTTGATGAATTCCTCTTGGCTATCACATTCGTATATTTTTTTGGAATAATATTCGGATTGAAAATGCATTGCTCTATCAACTGAATACTGCTGGTATTTGTCCTCGAAAGCACTCCCGCGTAGAACCACTATATTATTATTATCTATAGTCGATACACTGAAAAATCCATACTTATAGTATCCAAATTTATTCAGGTATAGTTGTTCAGTGAATGGATCAAAGTCACTTCTAAAATGAGCTACTAGAAAGTAAATTTTATTACTATTCAATACGTTTAGAGTTCCATCTGGATTTAGGGTAATTTCTCTTATCACGGTAATCACCTCTTCTTCTTGCTAATTATTTTTGGGTTCAATATTTTTGCCTTTACGGTAGCATGCTCTATATGACCTTCTGATAACACGAGTTCTGTGCCGAAACGGCCTTTATGTTTTATGCTACGTGTCGAAATCAATCCAGCGGCTTTAAGTTCCTGGATGGCGGCTATAGTTCTGTCCGTCTCCTCAAACGACAATGCTTCAATTAGGTCGTCGACTACCACTGGGCCAGTCTTATTTTTCCTCTGAATTTTTGACAGTAGCCTATCGGCATACTCCGTAGTCATTTAAGTACCTCGACCCATGCTGACTTTATGCACGATACGCTATTCGAGTTGATTAGGTCCGTGCATCTCCGTACGCTACTGTAAAAGAACGGAGATCTCCAGACTTTACCATTGAACAGAATTGCGATGCGATACTTCATAATGTTACCTCCTTGTATCTAATTATAGGTATTCGCGGCTTGGTTTAAATATCTTTTGGTTGGTCTTCGTGAGATTTAGTAGATTTGTACCAGGCTACGAATTCTTCTTGGCTTTCGAATTCATATACGGATGTTTTAATGACCGAATCAGCCATTTTCAATATCCTTTGCACGGAGTATTGCTGATATTTTGAGCTGGCTAACGTAAAAACGTAACTATTATGAATTCTATCGTCTGAACTTAGTTGAAAACGAACAAATCCATAACGATCTTCGTACGGAATTTTTGTATTGATATAGTAAGATGGTTTAGTGCACGATCCACTTGGCAGTATAACATATGAAACTAAAAGGTATAATTTATTCTCGGTATTTAATATGTTGAGAGTTCCATCCGGGTTCAAAGAAAGTTGTCTCATCAATGGTCACCTTGCGGCATAGGGAAACTAGTATTCCAGGTACTTGATATATTTCCTGTACTATAAGTATGATAATAGTTAGGTGCAACAGTCCAACCATTTGATGTAGGAGGAACTTGAATAACAACAGCTGTCTGCAATTCTTCTATTGGTATAGGTATCGAACTTTTTCCTACGGTAATTACAACGAAATGTATATCTATCTTGCCGCTTGATAATGCCACTTGAAATGGTAACGTATTCATGCGGCATTTTTGATAATATTGTTTTAGATTGTCGCTAACTATACTAAAGTAATGTCTTTCCAACAATTTTTCTTCGATTTCTTGGTACGATTCCAAGGATAATTTAAATGTCCCGGATATTTCTAGTGTCATGAAATTGTTATTTGTAACAAGACTAATTAATTCAATGCTATAATCTTTAATATAATTGTCGAATATGATTTTCAAGGTCAATACCTCCTAAAAAGTTTATAAGAAATCTAACTATAAATACATTTTGGTTATACAAGTACGGCATCGCTTACAGGTATGAGCATAGTATTGAGAAGGGCAGTATGCCTACACCCTCCGAAATCCCGTATACCTGAGCAATACCAAGGAATGCAGGCCTTAAGAGCTTTACCGAACGGCACAACATGCAACGGGTCAATATGGTTCAAGACGCAAAACTTTCTATATTCATGATAGATACGTTCTTTGGCCACACATTCATCAGCGACTTCTTTGATATGTAACTCTACGAATGTATTGATAGGATCGGACTGTTTCTTGTACTGGTCTTTTGCGGTAGCAACCTCGAAACTATTAGAGAATCTACCGCGTTCCAGTAGAGGCTCTAAGTAGGGCAGGACAATATTTAGAAGACCACTCAATTCCTTAGGATTCGTTACTTGTTCTAGGATGTTTACACCGTCTGCCTTTTCTTGCTCGGAAAATATATGTTCGAACGGTAAAATTTCAATGCGCCTGTAAAATCCTGAAGTATCGTCTTTGACCCTAGCTAACTTATTCGCAGCGAAAATAATTTTAGCGAAGTTAACAAAATCAAAGGCTCGTTCCCCTTTGCGTTGGGCCCTAATAGTATCCTTGTTTGAGGTCAACATTTTCAGTACGTTAACGTTCGGTAAGGTATGTTGAGCTAGGTCACCGTTCTCGTTGAGTAATTTATTGTGTAGGTCACTGCTGGCAAATCTATCTTCCTCTAGATCGTGCATGCTAACAGAGCTAACGTTTTCGTCGCTTAACATAGCTCGGATAATGTCGATGAAGTGTGATTTACCTGTGCCACCAGGACCAAGTAGAATAAACGCTTTCTGGATTGGGTACTCCCTGTACAGACAATACGCGATGAACTCCAACGCTTTCTGGAAATCTTCCTTACGTAAGATCTTGTCGAAAACGCCGAGTATTATTGGACACGTGGCATCAGGATCGTAGTTGACGTTGAGCTGTATGCGGCTATAATATTCCGGAGTATGCTCTATGAATTCTCCAGTCTGCCAGTTCAGTAGGCCATTCAAACAATTTATGATCTCGATACGGCTGTCGAATACCTTGTCTTCGTTGTAGGTGAGGCCTTTTATTATGCCGACAACTTCCTTGAGGACGTTAGAGTTGTAAGCTGTCTGGCCATTCTGTTTATGCCATGGCGCTAGGATCGTGACCAATACTTTATGGATGATTTCGAGACCGTTGGGTACATAATGTCCGCGAATATACGTGTAAATTTCGCCGGTTTCCACGACGGTAACCATTGGTAAGTGTTCCAGGATTTTCATGGCTAACGAATGATGGTTAACGGAGATTACTTCGTTGGTTTTAGGATTAAGTTCCAGGCAGGGTTTAATTTCTTCTTCGGTAAAATCTGACATGCTCATTTTAAGTGACTCCAAAGGTATATATATTATTTTTATTCTATATTATTATTAATTGAATTAAGTTGAGAAGTTAGTCTATTTATTTCGGATATAAGATAATTTTTATTATGCTGTTTACGATATTCAAGTTCCTTCTCAATTTCATCACGAGCTTGGCTAACATATTCCATAAATTTTATTACGTCAATGCATGGAAGTGGTTCAAATTCTGAATTGTGGCAAAGGAAGTAACCAGCATACCACTTATTTTCAGGATGTTTTTCTATTTTGTCTAATATATCACGGGTTACACTTAGTTGCAATTCGTTGGTAGATAGTACAGATATAGAACATTCATTATTATTAAAATCATCTATATATATGTGATATTTCATATCATTATTCCTCTTGATTAATAAATTATTGTAATAATTATACGTAATATTAATAATATTGCCATACATATACAGAATATTAGTGACAGTACTGCAAAAGTATCCAGTAATTTCCCCCAATAGGATATGTTTTGCGGTTCGATGTCGTATAATCTTTTTGAGCATTTAGCGCAACAACCCGCGCATATTCCATACTTTTCGCATGGAATACATACTAAGCATGAATGTATTATAATACCATCTTGCATGACTATGTTATAGCAGTTTTCGCAAGCTTGATTTACGACAGGCTTCATTAGTCATCCCGGCATAGCAAGTCCAACTTCTCGAACATCTTTTTGAAGAGGAGGCGTCCTTGGAATCTCATAGCATCTTCTTGGTTAGCTACGATAGAGATATCGAAACCATGATTGTTAAGAACGTCACGTAGTTCCTGGAACATCTCGTTAATAGATTCTTGGGAACGTTCATCTGCAGTTTGATCGTCTGCGATTAACGTGAATCCGCTGCCAATAATTTCACTGGCTGTTAGCATGCTTTGCCTCCCTGATTTTTGCTTTCAAACATTCATGACTACAGATTGGTACGTCCAAACCCATATATCTATATTCTGTTGGTTCTCTACATTGGCCACATGGTTCAAGCCGTCTGAATTTAACTATGCTAGGTTCGACTTCTTGGTGTAGTTCGGCCTTCGGATATTTCTTATGGAATTTCATAAAGTGACCTCCTATCTTATCCTATCTTAGTAGCTTCAAGCAAGTATATGGAAAGTACCAGCCGCCTTGTTGATAATCCGGGCCAGGTACTTCAGGAACCTTAACAAGTATACCAGATGGTGTAATATCAAGTACGGTACCAGACTTACCAACTGACGCATCCATTTCTTCGGTCCATATATCCCATTCGTTATCTAAAGATTTTGTGAATATGGTTACGGTGTCTCCGATTCGACAATCAAACGAACGTTGACGTCGTGAATAACCAATAGTTGTCAATTTATATCACCTCGATTTCTTACCGTATTATTCTGAGACAAGTATACGGATAGTAGAATTCATTACTATCTGCACGGATTTTTATTCCAGCACCTTGATCGTCTCCGGTTTCTACTATGATACCATATTTGCCTTTCTAAATATATGAACTATATCCCCAATTTTATGATTAAATGAACGCTCCCTTTTAGCGTATTCTCGACTTTCTATAATGGATGGTATCGGCATTTTCTACACCTCATTATTTGCTTTATTTGTCCGTATAAAAAGGTTTTGGTTATAATCTCATCTTTCTTCATGAGAATACGCGCCTTGGAAATTCGTATTCCCTTCTTACACGTCCCCATGCCTCAGTTTTGGTAAAATAGCCAACAATTCGCGTCATGTGGCTTACGATAGGACTGCCGCATACAGAGCATTTTTCAGAGTTGCCACAAACGGTAACGTGACCTTGTTCGCACTCGCCAAAACCGTAATTGACGGCCATATGTGAAACACCCTTGGACACCGCATACTCCACAAGATGTCTCATGACGGAAGGATCCTCAATTCTATCCTGAACATTTAAGTGCAGGATGCCGCCACCGCTGAGAATATCCTGGAACTTGCCTGTAAGTTCTATACGCTCTGGCATAGACGCATCCAAAATTAGAGGAATATATTGGTTACTATACAATTCGAAAGGTATTTTTTCAGGACCGAAAAGTACTTTATCTTTCTCGACAAGTTTGGATGCTACACTCTCGCCTGGGATTTCCTCGACGTTAAATGAATTTCCGGTATCGATACTAGCTTGTATAGCAAACTCTTCGATAAACTTTAGGACATTCGTTGCAAATGCAGTTCCTTCTTCTGTCTGTATATCTAAGCCCATAAAGTAACATGCTTCATGGATGCCAATGATACCGATAGTAGAGAACAATCTTTTCAGCGTAAACCAATGCATTGGATTGAAGAACTGAAGGAATCCTTGGTCAATACGGCGTTGCAATATTTCTTCCCGATGCACGATTAGTAAGTCTCTACATATTTCAAGTTGCTTGGTCAAGTCTGCAAAAAACCTGTCCATATTTTTATTAGCCTTTAATGCAACTCTAGGTAAATTTACTGTAACCACCCTATGAGAACCTAGATTAAGACCGCCATTTCCGAAAGAGTCTCCACGAGCTTCCATGCGGGATTTATCGCTGAGCAAGCGACAGCAACTAGCGATCTTGTTACCACTGTTCACATAAATATTGAAAGTGCCATTCTTGCAGTTGACTTTCGAGAACCATTCCAGAAATTCTGTATCTATAATTGATTTGTCTTCTCGGCAAGCAATATTACAAGTCACTATCGGAAACCTATAGGGTAGTCCACTTGCCGGATCACCATTAGCAAACCATTCTGCGAAAGCCTTTTGTACGGAAATCACGTATTCGTAGTCAATGCTAGAACCGTCTGGATAAGTATAGTGTTCGAATAGTTTTTCTAGATTAGGCCTGTCAAAGATACTTAGGTTTGTGAATGGACTTTGCCCACCTACCCTAAACTTATTCGACATGACATGGGTAAAGCCCTGGAGCAAATTGATGATTTGATAGTTGTCTAAGTTTTCTTTCTTGGTATAGTAACATAAGTTTACTATCAAATCAGAAACCGCAATCGCGCCGGCAAAGTTTTGTGACAAATCCATGGTTGTTTCGATTACCTGTGCCATAAAGGAACTGGCTCGTTTAGGAGGCAAACTCTTCAATTGACCGTATTTTCTGCCCTCGTTCATAATGAAGGATGTTGAGTATGCCATACAGTACGGAATTTGAGTTGATGCAGCATCATGAAAATAGACTGATGAATTAAATACAGCTTTGAGCAGTTCGTTGGCTCGTTCTAAGCCAAAACGTCCCTTGGAGTAGCAATGTAACAAGTAATAAGAATTAAGTTTTGATAGACCTTTTACTATTTCCGCTGAATAATTATTATGAGAAATTTCGTCGTTTGAATTTGAGTTAGCATCTAAACTGATGTCGGATACTTTATTTGTGAAATATTTTTTGCTCATCACTCCTATGTCCAATGCATCGCGAGAAATTCCCTCGATGTCTAGTAATGCTTTTCCTTTGTCGTTAATATTATATTTATTATATAGTTCTTCGAAATCATTATCGAATGTTGTTTGTATGCGCATTATTATTCTTCCTGAAGTCTTGATTAGTTAATTTTCCATGGTCCCAAATTCGTTGGTTATTTGATGCAGGAAATCCAGACGTTTTCAATTCTTGAATGTATGGGCCATCCACGATAATGTCAATGGCTTCTTTGATGTTGTCCGGAATTTCCTCGTATAAAAAGCCTGTATATAAAATAGAAGGTAATTTACAGTTAGTTGATAGAGTATTTAAAGCTTTTGGCTGATAGACGGGATCTCCTCCAGTGAAGACTACACTATCATAGAAACCTTGGTACCGTTCCAAATGACTTAAAATGTCATTGGTGTCTAGGTCGTGACCATACGAAAAGTCTTGTAGTTCAGGATTCTGGCATCCGGGACAGGCATGACGGCAGCCGGAAAAGAATACTTCATACGAGATACCGATGCCATTTATGGTGCCTACGTTGGTACCCGCGCATCTAAATTTCATAGGATCCCAACTATAATATATTAGTATCTATTCGTATTACTTTCAGAGGTTTACCTAGTTTCTTCTCTAGAAATTTGTCCACGTCTTCCGTGGTAGAGAAGTTTTTAATCCTAGTTCCGTATTTATCTTCGAAAAAAATAGTTTTCATGGTCACCTAGCTTTATCAATACTAACAGCCATGACGTTAATAGCGGAACCTAACATATTAGCATACTGGTTTAATTCCTCGGAATTGTTGTCCAGTACCCAAAGCAACGATAAAATAGTAATGAAGTTTGTTAGGTTGTCTCCTCCACTGCTAGAGAGTTCCTTGATATGGTCCCGGATTTCCTGTTCGGTTTTCATGTTGTGTGCCTCAAATTACTATATTCAACTGGCAATTATTCATATTTTCCCAACGCAAATTAAATACGCAATTAACGTTATTATTACTGTCTTGGCTAATATCGCATATATATGCATCTATTCTGGGATCTATATCAGTATACCAATCTGGAGCATAACAACACCATCTAAAATTACCTGGATCGGATTTAATTATTTCCTTTATTGTATTAATATTATTATAAGTATTTTTTAGATGATTAATGTATCCAGATAAATGTATTATTGCATGGTTAAGTGTTCTTCTAGAATTTATGTCCATTTCATAATCCCTCTCCCTGATAGGCTCCATTATATAGTACTTCTGACTCTTTATTTAGCTTCATGAAGACAATCTGCAAGAGCTTGGCGTTCGGAAAGATCTGGATGCCTTGCGTATTATGGACTACTAGCATGCATTGACTGCGACCTTTGTAGCCTGGGTCCCATACGGAGGTTTCCATTGTGGCTCCCATGCGGAGTAGACTTGATCTCGGTCTAGCAATGCCCATGCAGTCAGACGGCACCGAAACAACTTCATTGAAGGTAATAAGATAACATCCTGTGGGTAGTTGCCAGCTCTCTGATTTCTTACTAATTTCCCAAGTTTGCCTGATCTTGCCGGCTTCCTCTAGTCTTGGTAACGACCGTTGAGAATTATCGAAGTCTATGGTGCCACGACCCTTATACATCTCGATTTTTGAAACGGTAAGATCAACTCCACAAGGTTGAACTTGCTTTACTGGGTCAATAAGTTCGGATACGATGCCTTGCTCTAAAATTTGTTGTCCAGTTAAAATTGTCATTGCTTTAAGTCCTCGTTATTGTAGTAATACTTCATAAAATATGGTAATCCTTTATTATACAACGATGCTATTGGAGTATAAATTCCTGTATTGATATTTAGAAGTCCGGGAGGATTCGCAGAATTCCCATCTTTATCTGGTTCAACATCTAATAATACCGTAGTTGATAATTCGCCTTTTGGTACAGATTTCAACATCCATAGGCGTTTTACTGTATTGTTCTCCTTGGATAATTCTTTATAGATTAGTCCGGAAATTTCGGTCCAGTTCGGATATTCTCGGAAATAAACTGGTTCAAAATCTTGATATGCTGGGTCCCACTGTAGTTGCATGTATTGACAACCGCAGTAACCCATGCCACCGTTGCTTAGTTCGTCGTTGATTTGGTCACTAGTTGTTAAGTTGCCACACGATTCGCATACGTAGTATTTCATAGGGAATCTCCTTGTGTATTGATTATAGAATATTGTATAGCGCCTCTAGGTCTATCAGGTCCTAATGTTATACTTCTTGATAACCTTGGTTTGAAATATTTACCAACTCGACTACACTTATCTCTTTTCATACCAAACAGTAGTTCAATGTATTCTTTAAAATCTTTTGAAACTTCTCGTTCACTATCACAATTTAATGCTAGTTTATATGATAGATACTCTAAATTACCCGATACGGGATTAATTTCTTTTTTAGTTTTCCTCATGCACCTATATATACGTTTGGAACTTAATGGTATGCATATACTATGAACACAATTATTACACGGATTTATTTGGGTATTCGAAACGGATGCCATGAAAATCATTCCTAATTATTCATCACCGTTATGGATTTCAGGTGCGCAAAAATATTCAATATCGGATTCTCGTTCTAATCTAACATAACAACCTGTACTATATGCATGCGACAGAGCTGTTAAGTAATCATGTCTGTTCCTGACTATAATAACTGGTAAATCTTCTTCCATAATCACCAAGACTCCAAAAGTTGTTTTGCCTTCCTCGGTAAGTTCTGCAATGCTTCTAACGGCGTAGCATACTCTTTTTGCAGTGTTAATAAAGTTTGCGGTCCAATACCAGGCAGCTCTGCAATCCACTCTAAAGGAGATCCTGCTTTGATGGCTGGGTTAGGTTCGTCTAGTTTCAACAAATAATTATATATATGGATTAGACGCCAAATTGACTCTTCCAAATTCATTGTGTGAAAGAGCTTGGTGCCCATGTCTTGCTGATGAGTTAAGAAATTGCTCATAGTTCGATACGGCATACGGGCCTTTAATTGGGTACCTTCTCTAAGCCAGACCATACCTTGTGAAACAACATAAGTACCTTCCAGTAAGAGACCAGTCCTTTCATAGTCTAGCTTGCGCATACGGGCTAATCGAGATTTTAGTTCCCGATAGGACCCACAGAAATCCGCAATGCTTTTTCGCTCAATCAAAAAGGTATGGCTACCGTTTTCCAACAAGTAGTCGGCTAAGGGAAGACACTTAAATTCGAAAGGAGGTACGTCTTCCCCCAGTATGGATGTAGCTAATAGGTCCTTAATCTGAGGGATGAGATGTTCCCTGGTATCTACGGTTATCATGCGGAAGACCAGGCAAAAGTGTAATGTGTGCCACAGGACGTATCACTAGGGCAGAACCTAATCGCAGACTTATCAGTACGATCATTGAGTATGTCTTCTGGCTGTTCTGTTATACGGTAATTTATTCTATTAAAGCATTCTGGATCGGCTAATTGTATGATTTTAGTATTCGAACATCCTATGAGGGTCTTACATTCCTTGCAATAGAAATCGGTAATATTAACCGGATGTATAAGCCAATTATTTTGCTTGCCACAAACATGGCAAATATAATTGAAGTACGTTATAATACCTCCCAAAAAAATTATTGCTAAGCTACCTTCTCGTATAGTTTTATTTCACGTCCATTAGAATAACCTATTGGTACATGATATTCCTTGCAAGCATACTCAGAAATATTAACGGTATCTACTATCCAAGAATTAACGTAATTGCATTTTAAGCAACGAAATTCGAAGATCATGAAGTTACTCCTTTCCATTTTAATACTTGATCATTTATCGAAACACCCCAATTTGCAATATCGATAAATATATTATTATTAATATAATCTTCTACATCAGTTATATCATTTCCATACATTATAATAAGTTTCTCAGTTGGGTATAACTCATGAAATAAAGTCATTTTCTTTTTTGCTATATCTGTTACAAACCCTTTAACTTCTATCCATAAAGAGTACTCAGGAAGCCAAAAATCTGGAAAATACGTACCTGCTATACCTAATCCATAGCCAATACCTTCATAATTCCATTCTATATGTAGTAGATCTAGTAAAGTGGCTAGTCTAGTTTCAAAACTTGATCTAAGCCAGACTACGGTATTATCTAATTTTGTATAATGTCCTCCCTTTCCATGACCAGATCCTGGATACGCTGGTTTTCCAAATTGTGGATTATTAGGACCAGTCATCTTTTCTTTTATTTCAGGTAAACTTTTTGTTGCTTTTATTCGTTCCTTAATATCTGTTGTCTCGTATAACAATTTCTGACGTTTTGACATTTCAATTTTCTGTTCTTCAGTTACGATATGAGAACGCCCTATAGAAGCTTGGCGTATCTTTTCTATTGCTTCTGGGGTATGATGTTTTCCATACAAAGGATGTTTTTCACCGGAACGATCAAAAGAAAATTTTTGTTTTTGTTCATCTGACCATTTATAACTACCTAGATTCGGAGTATCTTCTTTTGTGCATCCTTTATTCCACGGAATATGTCCTTTTTGAAAATGATTGTCTTTATTCTTCTCAGCTATACGAGCAACTCTTTCATCAGTTTCTTTAGTTAAGCCTTTACTCCAGCCAATACGTCGTCTGTTTGGCTTTAATATACCATATTTTCTAATATAATATCTTACATTACAGGCACTATCATTGCATATCATAGCAATTTCTTTCGGACTAAGATCTTTCACTATATAATGATCATATAACCATTCTTTATTATTAAGAGGATGACTTTTATTATTTTTAATTCTACCTGCCGCATTTCCCATATTAAACACTTACCAAAATGGTCGAGGTATCTTTGCTGCTGCTAATACATTTTCTGGCGTAGGATCAATAACTTCTGTTTGATAGTCGGAATTTTGTGGCTCGAAATCATGTCCTGTTGAATGTATTAACGCAACTTGATGTTTTTGGCCGTCTGATGTACTTCTATGAATTAATTCTATACTACAATCTGAATTAAATTCAGTTGACGTGGGATAAACCAGAGGTACCTTGTTGCCCGTTTCAAATTCCTTGGTTGTGCGATGAATTACGAGAACGTTCGCAAAGTTCTGGATGGCTGTGATTTGAGATGACATAGCTTGCGTTATGAGTCCAAATTCTTGTTGGCTTGGCCACTTTCTCTTATTAGCCGTAATGTAATGCACGATTTCCATAGCACGCCACCTATAGGAGTCGTCGAGTACGACCCATACTTTACCGGAATTTGGTATAGCGGCTATATCTTCGGCATAGAACTTTGCCTTTTCTATAGCAGTTTGAAACTCTTCCCAGGACTTGGGAAAGTGATACTGGTTTTTGTAGTCGAAGCCATCGATCTTAGGTTTCCAGACTAATGAGTTGTCAGGCTTTCTTAGTGGCGAGAATAATGACCGGAATCCTTCACCGACACTCCTAGATAAAGCAATCTGGTCAATTTCAACTTTTCCGAAGCTAAGTTTTGCCGGGGGAAAATCGATTACGATAGCGTTGGGAAAGTTTGCCCCGAAATAAGTTTTACCAATTTTTGTGTCCGCATACAATGATACTAGTAATGGATATGCCACTTCTCCAGCGGAAAGTCCTTCGATAGTAATTTCAGTCATTATTAACTCCTTGCTAAACTTTTATGATTGACGTTATTAATTCAGATATTGATAATAACATCATGTATTCGTATTTATCATAATCGAAAAAATATTCTATTGATCCGATTATTAACGTGATAAATGATAAATAAAATAAAAAATAATTCTGGACTTCTATCATCAGTTCTTGCCTCCCAAATCTTTCTGTAGTTTTCTATTCTTAATTTCTAATTCTATAATTCGGGTAATGGCTTGACTTACTGTTTCGCCTTCGCGACAAAGATAATTTCGGACATCATTTTCATTATAATTAATGGTAATCTGAGACATTTTCTACCTCCCTGTATTATTTAAATAAATTATTAAAAGTAAGGCTATTTAAGCCTCACTGAAATCAAGTGTCTTTCCGTCGGTCGTATACTTTATGTTCTTCATGATTTCCTGCCAAGCTGCAGTAGTCTCCGCGTAGGATCCGAATTGACCGGAGCCATAGAGGTCAACTACGTCACGCTTTGGTCTGCCCTGGAAGTTTGCCTTCAGGAACTCAAGCATCTGCTTGGCCCTTTCGGAAAGAGCTTCCTTGCCTTTTACGATAGGCTTGGCAAGCTCCTTTTTCATGACGGATTCTGGATCAATCTGGCTGTAGCCCTTTACCTTCTTAATGGAAAGGACGTACTTGTCACCGGGCTTGAATAGATCGCCCATGACTAGTTCATCGCCAGTCTCCACTGGGATACCGGTTGCTCGTGCAATAAACTCTGTGAGAGTTCTGCCAGCTCCGTCGATTGGCTGCTTTGCCGCGTTATAATTCTGGATTGGGAAAGTAGCGCCCTGCTTCATTTCAGTGCCTGTCTTCGGGTCAACGAACACGAACCTGTACTGATCCACGAAAGATGCTTTGATTCTCGGAGTGTCAGTAGACTTTCTAGGTGGCCAGAACTCATCAGTTTGAGAGTCTACGACAGCCTTCTGTTCTGCGGTAAGGGTTTCGTATTCCTTGTTGGAAACTTCTTTAATGCTGCGAATGCCTTCCTTGAACAAGACTACCATGTTCTCGCGGACGATATCTTTGAGTTCAACTTCGTACTGACCCTCGGCTAGACCCTGTCCCTTTACAACAACCTTTTCATTCCATGCTGAATTACTCATTTATTATCTTCTCCCATACTTGTTTGGTTTTCTTCTGCGATAATCTTATGGGTCACGATTATAGTAGTCAACCCATAACTATATCTAAAGGATATTTTAGAGCTATATATAGTTTTTGGCTTCCGGGTAATATACTATTCTATGAGTATTTGTCCACTAGCCAAAAACTACAAGTTAACGTTTAGTTTTGAGTATTTAAACTTTTTGGTTGCTTAAACAAGTAACCAAATTGGAACCAGTAAGAGTCGAACTTACAGCGAATTACGCTTCCAACCCAGTTTCGGACAATTCCAACGTATTAATATAGTAAAAAGTTTTGGTGTATTTAAAGGTTTTGGTTGTATTACTTACGGTACGACTTGCCAAATGGTTCCGTTGCCGAAAGTTATTGTACCGTTCCGGGTCACATTAGGTGTTTCGGCACTGAACGCCAACATATATATGGCTTCTTCTGGAGTTATGTTTGTTCCAGGGCATAACTCCATTGCGTTACTGGAGTTATTTTGTTCCACTAAGTAGATAGCTGAACATGACTGAGATAAAACTAGTAAGACGACTAAAATGCTAATAAAATTTAAGTTCAATCTTGGCTGTTCCCTTAATTAAATTACTAGCCGGTACCCGAAGGCACCTTTAGGGCCGACCTGATCATCTAAGATTTCCAATGAACCAACTAAATGCTCGTCAATACGAGTCATTAGGTTTCTTAAGGATCGCTGGTACTTTGACTGATAGGATCTGGCCTTGCCTTTCAGTTGGCTACCAGTGGCTTCGTAGCCAATTATATAGCCATGATTTATTAGGTTCTCCACGACGTCTTGTTGCCAGGAGCCCTTGGCTTGGTTTCTCAACAATTTAGACAGTTCTGGTCCTGGTAGCCAGCAAGGCTTTCCATTGGGTGTCTTACCGTCCATTACGGGTTTATAGATGTTTATCGAAGTCATTTCATTTCACTCCAAGTACTAATAGTACTGGATACTATTAATAGTTTTTGGTCGGCTTCTCTGGAAATTGCATTGGCATCCAGTACAAGATAGTATAGTCGTCCGCAAATGGAAAATCGAGTATGTCTGACCAAGCTTCGTTATTGTAAAATATACCTATAGATACGCGGTCTTTGACGTCGTCGTAGGATGAATCTTCATAGACTATATATATCCAGACTAAGGTTCGATCTTCTGGCAGACAATCTTTAACGGATATCCATTCTCGTCTATTATTAAGTTTTGATATAAATTTTAACATATTTTTAGTATGTGACGTATCATTATTATCCAATGGGTTATAATCATATAATTCTTGAAAATGTTGCATAAGTTAACCTCCTTGAAGTTCTTGTATTTTATTATCTATATAATTATATAACTTCTCCTGCTTTTCTATCCAGTCTATTTGATAATGTAATAGCACTACCATATGGTAAGGACTCGCACCTCTTTTAGACCAGTATAAAAATTGTGATAGCACTATATCATATAGCTTAGATATATAATTATTTTTCATTATTATTCCTTACTTTATTTATTATGATTTTCTGTTTCGACCAGTGTTGGTCTGTTTGTACATGGTTTGCTCTCACATACTTTGCGATATTTTTATTAAATTCTACATTACTAAATGAATCTATGTTGCGGGCTGCAATATGATCATGAGTCCAGAGGCAGTTTGAGCCATCCATTTTGATAGTTACGACTAACTCCTTATTTAGGAAGTTATCTATATTAAAGTAGCCGGATTCTCGGACGTCCTCCTTATCCGCGGAATCTGAAAATGTGAAGTATGGAGTTCTAGGATATTTCATAAATTAACCTATTAACTTCTAATTCTCTTGTCAGATACTTCACGAGGTCTGCTTCTCCCACCCTGCTTTTCGGCATAAGTTCTTTTTTGTTTTCCGTCTACTTCTTTGGCTTCCAATATTTACCCTCCTTACCACACTTGTCTTTACGTTCGCCGAAGATCCATTCGGACAGATCCTTGGATAATTGGCGTTCGGATTCGCAGTTCAATAGTTTGCTGTAGTCAGAATACCAGAAGGTGCCATAGATTGGATCACAGACTCGTTTTTGATGACGTCCACATTTACTATCCCAACCGATATCAGCCACGACTCGTTCGTAATGCTCATAAGTTGTACATAATTTCTCACACGGATTCATAGGATCACGTCTTTATTTTATCATATAGTTCGTGGTATTGCTTGTCCAGCCACCTTATATAAGAGTTAGCAGCTTCCAACTTCAATTTGAGCAGTTCGATTTGCTGTCTTTCGGTAAGTTCTTTCATTTAGTCACCTCGGATAATTGTTAGGAAAAGAAAACAAGACGGATTAACTTGCTTTCTCTCCTTTTGGGTTGGCACTCTAAATACGGTTATATTCGTATTTAAAGGTTTTGGTTAATGCAAATAGTATCTGAAAATATGGGTATAAACCCGTTATTGGTACAATAACCATCAAAGAAATATAAATTGGTATGACCAGGATTACCAGTAACTTTAATACCTTTTGGTACAATTATATTAATGCTTGCGGAACCATATAGTGGCGTAATTACAAAATCTTTATAAGCTATATAAAAACTATCCCATTGACTAAACGGATACGAGTACCTATGAGTTGGTGTTTCTCCAGAATCTAGAAATCCATCTAGCCATTTTATATATTCATTAACGTGAGCTATTCGTATATTCGGTAAAATATACTCATTTTTATTTTCTATATATTTTCTATGTTTTTGCTCCTGTTTGATACGATCAATTTTTCTTTTGTTATCCTCTTCTTCTTCCTTGGTAATAAATTTTTCTAATCTAGGATCGACTTTAGGAACACGAATATGATTATTCGAGGTTTCTGAAGTATTCTGTTCATTTGATATGTTTAATATTTCGTGGCCAAATAATACTATCCTCATAAGTACTAATAGTACTGATTGATATTTAAAGGTTTTGGTTACAAAAAAAATAATTACTTATGAAATGCAGATGCAGTAGATATTGTTTCATTTATCATATCTATGCTATAATGCATTTCTTTAAGCAATGATTGCCATTTAGCATTTATGGCCTTATCGTCCTCGAAGTCGTAGAACGTGGATTCCAGATAACCAGAATCATTTTCATCAACCACGTGAATTCTACGTATTTGAAAGTTTGCTGTGCCAATTACTTCCATCATTTCCACATGTATTACCTCTAGTAAGAATAAGTACTGCTAGAATAAATAGTTTTTGGTTACGCTAAATAATATAGATAAATATTATAAAAATAGAAATATAATATTAATTAAAAAATAATGAATAAAAAAGCTAATTATGTCACTGTAACCGTTATTGTTCTTGCTCTAATCCTCTGATCTTCATCTATGTCAATAACGGAACCTGGAGTTGAAATGGTCATACTATTTCCTACGGCGGAACATAGTGTTATACTGTCAATACCTTCCAGCATTTCCGAGGTAGTATAGTCCATGTAAATATAGAGAAATAGATCCGACCACTCTAAGTCTTTGCCAATTGTAAAATCATTCAGGAAGTCCGTTACAGAATCTTCGATATTAGCATCCAGGCCGCTCGGAGCTGTAGAAGTTCTGATTATGTTTATGGTGACGTCGACGTAGACCGTCCTTGGCAATATATAAAGATATGGATATGTTCCCATGCCGATTAGAATGTCGTAACTACCTGTACCGGCATAAATAACTTCATCAATATAGTCAGCTCGGTCATCCACACTTTCCATGGTAGCACTAATAGTGTCTCCAATTACGGTATCAACGGGAACGATTACCGTAGCTGTTCTAGTGCGACCAAGAATATCAACGTAACTTATGCTAAAAGATTCTCCGGCTAGCATGTTGTCGTAGGCTCGAACTAAAATGCGTCCGCCAGAGCAATCCGAAAGATGATTGTTTACTATACCGGTTCGGACAGTAGCTCCCAACTTCCCACGACAAGTAATTCCTGCGGCGACATTATCCTCTAGGGAAGTTTCGATGTCCGCACAGTCATCACCTGTACCGCCACTATAGTCTACTATGACTTCGAGATCACCATTGCTACGAGAAAATATATGGGCTTCTGAAATGTCTTCTAGGTCAGTCAAATGATCTTCGACTACGGTGGAAGTTGCTGTACCTGTTGCTAAAACTGCATAATAATAACGATTACGTAGGTCGTCATCACTTTCTTGGTCGGTGCCGCCAACAAAAGCTTCGCTATTTTCCACGCGATCAATATCATCAATGGCATATGGTATGTTAGTAATCATGTATGCAGAGACGTTGCCATTCTCACCGGACTCTACTGCACGAGCTGCCACTGTAACAGAATTCTCACCTATAGAGACTTCGCCGTATGCAGTAGTCTCAAAAAATATTCGACTACCATCTGATCCAATTGCTAGAGCTTTAGATCCTAATGGTACTGGAATTATTTCTGTAGCAATATCAATACTAGAAAAAGTTAATGTACCAACGGCTTGATCTCCGTCTAGTCTGCCTGCGGGTAACCGATCTACCACTAAAGCATCTAAGTCTGTATCGGTTGCTGTTAGTACTGAAAGTTTATAAGTTTCATCTTCGATCCTTTGATACATTAGATTTACCTGAATGGCAATTATTTCTGAAAGGACATCTAACATGCTACCGGATGAGAAATTCCGGATTTTAGGATGCCTACTGATTAATTCCTCTCTTAAATCATCTTTTATTTCGTTAATGGTTGGTACTAACATGATATGACTCCAATTAATAATAATTTATTATATTACTGAGTTCCGAAGTTAGTGACATCAATTCGTTTGGGGTATACAAAAATTGTAATTGGTCAGTTTGAGACATTCTGAGGAGAATTTCCGCCTGAAATGGATCGGAATCACTTTTCAGGCAAGTAATAGAATTTATTTCTAGTTCCGGAAATTGATAATCCATATCTGCTTCAAGATCTTGTTCTAGTCGCCGCAAATTCCCAGTCGTATTCTTCTCGTGCAGATAATCAAGGCAACTACAACCAATCTTTGGATCATAACGTTCGCCTTTGGGGGTTGCCAGGTATAAGAAGAATCTTTGTTTGAGTTCTTCTTGTCCACCAATTAGAGCTATGTCTCCAGTTGCGTCAAGCACTAAGTCCAAGCTGGAATGACACTGACCATGTCCAGCCGAGATGTCCAAATTGGTCTTCAAATCATAATAAGTTATTGTCATAATATACTCGATTCATATTAATATTTCGCGTGCCAATAAACCGTCTGGGTGGTCGTGACTCCTGAGAAATTCACTGCGAAAGTGCTTGCCCCGATGCTTGCAGGCGTGGCTATTGTACCTTCGGTGTTCTGGGCCGTCGCAAAGCAGCATAAACCATCTGTTCAGTGATTATACCTCGATATTGTGGGCAATCTCTTTTGTCACACTACCAGAATTATCGCAGATACCATCACCACACCCGATCGCAATGTTCCCTATTGCCGTAAAGTTAGTGGCACCTGAAACGATGAATATCCCATAGTCATCGTAATTGTACATTACATTAGAATTTACAACACTACCAGAATTTCCGGATTCAATTCCGATTGCAATTGTGTTGTCGCGTGAGTTTCCATTGCAATGATTCGATACCACTACATTCTGATCTCCCCCCGACATGATCTGTATGGCATTACTGTATAAATTCTCGCCTGTGTTGATGTCGCGTAGTTTATTCCCCATAATGATTGTGCCTGACCCATTCGATCTAATGCCATATACTGCGGATACTATTGAATTTCCTTCAATGATGTTATCGTCTCCGCTGGCAACATTAATTCCGAATGATTCGGATGGGCTAATGTAACTTGCACCGAATATATTCAGAACGTTTCCTTGTATGTGGTTGTCGTTGGATAGAATTAAATTTATGCCGTAACTAGTCCGATCACACCCATTATTTGTGACAAATGCATCATCTACTTCATATAAATATATCCCATATTTATACCCCCAACAAAAATTATCTTGAATTCGGGGCCAGTCAGCATCTACTATATAGAATGCATATGCATTCGCCATTACCCAGGCAACTAATGTCTCGCCGCGCCCTGTATAATAATTCGGATTGAAATGATTACGTTGTATGTAATCGATATCTGTGCTATCTTGAGTACGAACTCCTACGTATAATGGATATCCGGCGCAATCTTCGACGATAAGTCGATAATGTGCACGGTATGCATCCACAAAGATATACGGGTTCGCTGCCATGACCCTGCGTATGGTCTGATCAGAAGCGGGTACTGATCCGTCCGCAGTTATATAGAATGCTCCTGGATATACTACTGGTGCAGCATTTGTGTTTTGATTTGGATAATAGACCCATAAATCTTCTACAGTTGATGCGGGATACATTTTGAACGCTGGCACAGTCTTACTATATACCATGATCACTGACCCATGCGCGGTAGTATATGATTGAGTTAACGTTCCGTCCATTGGATTGTTGACGCCTCGGATTGTTACATGCTCCTTGACAGTAACTCCTGCATCCGACGCGAAATGGTATTCGTCTAGTAAAAGTTGAACGACCCCTCCACCCAGTGCGTATACGGTGTCTACTGCGGCTTGAATCTGGACATTATCTGCTACTCCATCTGTTATATAATCAGCATCTGCGGATGTTCCCACTGTCACAAATGGTAGTGCGCTTGTTTCATCTCCGGCTGGGGTTGCCCATGCGCCTTGACCATTCAAGAAGTGCGTAGCAATATTATCTAATTTTGGCAACAGTCCGTGTGCTGATGCCGAGGCATTCCTAGTTGTGATATCGGTGCATGCTGCCAGAGTATCCAACGCGGGATTCGTGATTGCGTGTTTGTGGTCGCTTCGTGAAAATGTCGCTGCTGCCCCGTTTGCGGCAGATCCGCCGACAGTCTCTGACCCACCACCCAAATCAGCACTAGTGGGGATAGTAGGCAATCCACTCAAGTTCGCATATGCTATCTGCCCACCATCTCCACCGTTATGGTCGTGACTGTCTCCATTGGTCACTCCTTTAGCTATAGGTGCATAATCGGATGATGCAGTATATGCAGCACTGCCTAGTCCCAGTATAGTTTTTAGTTCCGAAAGCGTTTTTTTTGCCCATTCGTGAGCTGAATTGCTCACTATTACGTCATTTTCCGATGTGGACTCTGGTATAACGTTGGGATGCGTATGCCCGACCGCAGAATAAATTGTATCAAAATAAGTTTTCAGCGTTGCCTTTATATTAGCCCAGGTAAGTTTCTTGACATTATAACTATTATTGCTATCTAATAATTCTAATTCGTCGGCGTCAATGGGTGTAGTCTTGGAACTAGCAGAATGTACTGATATTTGGTCGCCAATTAATGGAAATCCTTTTGGATATTCAAATACGGTATCTGCATGATAAGTTATAGTAGCAGAAGTTAGCGTATATATACCGAAGCCATTTAGTGTTATCGTGGTATTAGGTGCCGAGTAAACTACCGAAGTTATTTGAAAGAACTTTGTAGTCCCTTGTACAATAATTATTTTTTGTCCTGGCCAATATGTTGTAGACATATCTCCTGGAACTGTAACAGAGTTTGCAGAAGCATACGTCCAAGTATCAAATCTATTATAATATGTTGCCATAGTTATTGATCCTTAGAAACACGGGGTCCATCCGCCATAACAAGCCCAGCCATCAATTGGAGGTATGCAGATGATAGTACATGGTATATCAGCAGTTGCTGTAAAATTTACGGTAGTTGGAGTAACATAATTTATTGCGCAGGTGCCGCCTGTTCCGCATGATGCCGAAACTCCACCGGGACAGCAAGCTTCTCCAAGTGTATTTTTCATGTCAATGGAAATGGATTCTGCGCTACCAGTCGGAGTTTCAACTACGGTCACTATGCTACCCGGAGGAGCAGTAGTACCATCAGTTGAACAACTACATGCATGATGACGGCAAGTACCGTCAATTTGCAGGTCTCCGGTCACATGAGTTAGTGGTGTAGAACATTTAACTTTGGTATTAGCAACTATTTCAATATCGTTGGTGCCATTCAATGTAATTTTATTAGACGGACCATCTAAGGTTATAATGGAACTATCGCTGTTTGCAGATAATTCTATTATTCCAGACTTGTAGCATCTTATATAGGAATCAGTAGGAAAATTCATTAACTCGTATGCCCATGTGACTTGAGTATCTGCAGTACGAGTTGCTGCGAATCTAACTCCTTGAGATTCATTGCATAATTGTAAGGCTTCATGATCGGTGTGAAGATCAAAAGTGCCAGCTCCATTAGCACCATATCGATCTCCTTGTACATTGAAATGGAATCGTTGATCATTCTCAGTCAATGAATTACCTAGGCGTATATGACCAATTTCTTCGGAATATTCGCTGGAAGCTGTACCTGCTGGATTTTCATCGTCGGATTCGAATCGTAAGTAAGAACCACATCTTCCATGCCATTCCATGCGGCTATTGTACGCTTCTAGAGATTCTGTTTTCGTTGAATACTGTTTAAACCACTGTTCTCCGCTGCGTGGTACAGAGTCAATTATTTCGCATAGTCGGCAGGTTGGTTCAGCATCACCCATCTGACAGTCCCAGACAAACATTTCGTCACGGCCCTTGCCGCCAGCAGCTCCTGTTACAGGTCCATGGAATAATTTGCGACAGATTGGCATTTTGCCTTGGAGATGGTCCTTGTAGTCCATGTTTTTGTCCTCATACGGACGTAACCATTGGCACCATTTCCAGACTTCGTCGTACATTGCGTCCTGGGACGTAGGAGCACGGAACGGTGGAGTCTGATAAGTGGTGTTAACTGGCCCCAGAATTATAGGTTGAGTATTATATAAAAATAATACTAAAACAAGATCGCCTACTCTAGGAGTCCAAGGATGTCCAAAACAATTTCCGGTAAAATCCTGTATTACGACCTCATAAACATGCTGCAATTTTTTGGGATCTACGTCTTTTTTAGCATTTCGTACTTTAACCGTGACTGTATTATAATATTCTGGATGGTCTGGACTGTGACATTGCACTCCGGGCCTACCAAATTTGTCGACTTCGACTATGGTACAATACTCAACCTTAAAGAGATTTTGCATCCAACGTTGGACGCTATTTCCCATGGAGGTCATTGGGCCAGATGGCATTTAGTCCACCAGCCCGAAGTACTTGCAACGTCTAGCAATTGCCTTTAGCATAGAGTACGGCATTTCGACATACTTTCGTGAGAAATCTTTGCCTTCAACTAACATCCAGAATTTGTGGTTTTCGAACTTCACGTTAAGGTGATGGGCTATAACATATTCGATAAATTCTTCGTCTGTCATACCAGTATCAGAGGAATTTTCTAGGACTTCAGTTGTCAACGGATTTGGAGTAACTTCTTCTTGTTCAGACCACTTTCGATCAGCAGCATCCCGAAATTCAATAGCAATACGTACTGGAAGTTCTGATAAATCGAAATGATCATAATGATCGGAATTTGTTTTAGCTCTAACTATGTTACCTGATTTATCGCAACGATAGACCCAGGTAGTCGTAGCATCGCCATAAAATGAATATAGGAAATTGTCGCTCATTAGTACATCGACTTCCAGTTGGGAGAGCTTTGGTTGTTTGCACTTTCAATGTTTTTAATTTGCTCAGCGAAATGACTGGTAACTTCTGCTGGAGTACTTCCATATTCCGAATATTGTAAGAATGTTTGTAAACTATTACCAGACTGACCATACAACCATCGACCATTTCTAAAAACAGCTTGCCAGACTTGGCCATCTAAAGCAGTATATTCATCAGTTTGTAGCGTAACATCGCCTTCTTCTGCCGTCAGTTCGTTGCCATGATTTACGTCTATGCGAGCTACTTCCAAATGGGAAATTATACCAGCGGAACTGTATTCGACTTCTTTCTTGCGAACTCCTCCGTAAATCCATGTAAGTTCTCCAGTTATCAAGTCAGGTACTTGGAATAAGACTAATCCAAAAATCTTTGGTATTCGATTAGCAACAACTACTTTTATATCTCGGTCAATATATTGTTTAAAATTTTCGTCTGCTATTTCGGTTTCGATATCTACTTGAACAGAAGTTAAGTTAGGATCGTGAATGATATCTGCTTCTATCCTACCATACTTGCTAATACTTTCTAGATCTTCATATACGGAAAAGATTTCGTCTTTTACAGGCGTCGGAATTGCCCGTAGTGTTGGATCTAATTTCGTGGTTCCTGCTATAGCCGTTACTAGATTAGCATGTCCAAATATAGTCGAAGTATCCGCGGGTTCAATTACATATGGATCCAAGAACATTGTTTCCGTATATGATTCTGGATCTGTCATTACGAGATAAACATTATCCTCGAAATCGTGTCCGAAATAGAAACTTTCCTGATTGTCCTGTGCTATGTGACGTAGAGATTCATTTCCAGATAGATCAGAAGGAGTAAAATCTTGCTTTATGAGTTGGGAAACATTTTGCTTGAGATTAAGGATCTTAATATCCTTTTCTGTTATTTCGTTAATCTTATCAATAGTATCCTGCATTTTTGTTTCGTAGCCGTCGTCAGGTGACCAGGTTTCGTCATCAAATGATCCAGCTGCTTCAATAGAGATACATCCGAATGTCACTGTAGCAACCTCATTATTATATTTGGCGTCTGACATGAAGCCCTGGAATATCATGTAGGTACTGGTTTCAACTCCATTATCGGTATTGTAATCTATAGCTGCTTGCGACCATATGCTTGTTACGCGCGGAACCCATTCATAATTGGATATCTTTTTACCATACTTTTGATAGTTGTTGTTAAGGGTGACTACACAGGAGGCTTGTTCGTTGCCTTCGTCATAACCCGAAGCCATAGTCGCAGTGATACTAATAATGTCTTTGGAAACAATATCTCCGCCAATTACAGTATATGTTCGAATACCCTGACCTAATCCGGAATTATTGTCGGCGATAGGGTCTTCATCATCGGGTGCCGTAGTAATCGGTTCAGTTGAAGTTGGATCCTTTTCGTCGATGAGATTCGTGGTACCCCAGGTAAGCAAAGCCATCTTTAGGGCCACCGGAGGAGTTTCTTCGTTTGCTAAATATTCTTGGTATTGCTGGATTTCCTCATATAAATGATTGTAACCTTGTTTATACCATTCGCTTAGTTTGTCGTTGCTCTCTTCCGGAGCATTAGGACAGAATAACGTTATGACGGTACCTGGATATTCCGCAGGATGGGCTTCCAAATATTCTGGAATCGTCCATAAAACCATCTTTAGTCATCCCTTTCTTTGAGTTTCATAGAGCAATTGAAATAGTAATCGTTTCTTCCTTCTTCTCCAGTAGCTGAAAACGATTCAATATACATATACATAGATTTAAAAGGAGTTCGGAAATAATACGGACCTACATTATCAACTAGTTTTTGTATTTGTTGGACCCTTTCATTAGTGACTACCACAAATTCCATATCACATTTCCATAAGGTTTTTTTGGAAGTACGACATGTTTTATGAGCTGGCCAAGGAATTTCATGTGTCTTAATTATATTTTCTTTTGACCACGTTATTCTCTTAGGATTTGGCTGACCAGATGGAATATAACCATCACTATCAGCTGCTTTTATTTCCTCATTGAAGGTATAACTGCCTAGTACTATGTCAAATGCCATTTCTTATCTTTCCTATAGTTATTATTATTTTAGTATGCACCGTATGTTCGGATACATTTCCCTATGATGTTCTTTACCGCTCGTTCGAACGCGAAATCGTCTAAATAACGGCCATTATTAGAACTATTATTAGCATTGTATTCCATTTGCACGATGATGGTCGGACTGCTTTCTTTGTTGGTTACGGTATTCGAAGATAAATCCTCTAGCAACGATATTAAATTAGAATCCCGGGCAACTTCAGCCGGCACAATAGGTTCTCCATTATCGACCCATGCCATACCAGACTTTGTAACTTCGCCTCCGATTGCGTTCTTAGTAATATAATTATAGAGATTTTTTCCGCCGCTGTAAAGAGATTTAGCTCCTGTAACAAACGGAGTCATTACTGACCAATCAGCAGCTGCGGTACCGGAGAGTCCTTTGTCTAAATTTTCTTGCGTTTTCTTGGTACGTTCTGAAGTATCTTCTTCAAGTCCTGTTTTTATGCCAGATGCTAAGGCGTCTGCTGATCCAGATGGGCTAATACCGCCGGTTAGCACACCCTTCGGTTTATTTAGTGAATCTGCGATTTTCTTAACTTCTTCTTTCATAGATTCTGTTATGCCTAAAGCAGTAGACATTTCAGGAGTTACTGATTTGTCTCCGGTAGCGTATTTTGCTAAGTAATCTATTTGTTCGGGTGACAATCCTCGGAGAGACGTACCTGGATTTGCACCGAAAGCATAATCCTCGACACGTTTAGAAATTTCGGTGCTAACAGCTTCGGTAAGTGCGGAACCAGTCTTTCCTTCGCCTCCGATAAGATAGGATACTAACTTTTCAACCCAGTCCCAGATAGCTTTCAGTGGCGCATAAACATACTTGTAAAATATTCCAGAAAGGTATTCTACGAATTCTCGTACTTTCTTTAGCAAGTCCCTTATCTGCTCGGCAAAGTCAATTAATTTATATAGGGGAACTCCAAGTAGCCGTATTATCGTAGTTATGAAGCTGGTACCAGAAAATATTTCGCTTAGTGCTCCTTTTATTCCGCTAGCACTAAAGTCCCATTTGATGGAGGGTAACTTGATGTCGGTTAGAGTTTTCCAAGCTCCGGCAAAATCTCCGGAGATAGCTTTCTTGAACGAATTAATTATAGGTTGCAGTATGCCAAATTTATTTGCAATGAGTGCTAGGACTCCGACAATCAATGCTCCAGCCGCAATAAAAGGTAGCAACGGAGTTAGAGCAGCCCAAATACCAGTTGCTAGACCATATGCCCCTATTGTTGCGACTCCTTCAGCACTGGCTAGTCCTAATAAGCTAGAAATTCCAAGGAAGTTAGCCGCACTATTTGCGTAAGTTACTGTGGTATCCCATATTTTAGCGCCTACTAATCTCAGTCTTGTAGCAAGTGACACGTTTTGGGCTACGGTAGTTAATTCCGTTACAGCAAATTCGCCTTCCATGGCCCCGGTTAGCATCGCTTGGGCTCCCGCATCTACGACCGTTGCAGAAGCATTACTGGTATGAAGTAATGTCTGTATGCCCGTGATAATATTGAGGGCTTTCATTACATTGTATAGTGGTGTTAATACTCCTATTACCAAGCTGAGTGCAGAAGCTAATGCTAGACTTGCTCCTATTAGTCCAATTAGAGCAGGAAGTCCTGGTATTTTTGAGAGTTTTTCTACAATAACAGCAATTACATTTGTCAAACTGACAAGTGGACCAGCAATACTGTCACCAATAGCATACTTTAGTTTACTGACGTTGACTTCTAGTTGCTCCCATGGACGCTTTTCCATTTCAACTTTCATGTTGACGGTAGCGCCTTGTTCCATGAAGTATTTCATTCTAGCTTTCGCTGATTTCATAGAAGCATCGTCGGGACTAACACCCATAGCAGTTGCGAACTTGGTACCAAAACGTCCAGACATTTTACCTTCTGTCATTATGGCACGTTGTACCATTTGCTCAGCACTGCCGATGCCTTGTTCTTGCATCATTTCCTGATGCTTGAAGTAGAAATCAGTGATAGCGTCAGCTTGACTTAATTTTGTTTCTCCAGTACCTTTGAAAAATTTTGAACCTGCTGTTAGAACAGAATACATTTCTTTAACAGTATCCTGTTTAGTACCTTCACCTGCTTCTGCTTGTCCTTTCACGAACTTGTCTAGTTCTTCGTAAGATATGCCAAGCTTCCTGTTATTGGTAATTGCTTCCTTTACTTGTTCGTTGTATAATTTAGCTTCTGCTGATTGTTTCCATGCTAAGCCAGATAAAGTACCGCCAATTGCAATGCCGGCTAACGACGTGGCCATAGTTTGGATGCTGCCTTGGAGGTCAGTTAGTGATGACTTGACGTTCCCGAACGCAGAAGTCATCTTGCTGGTTAGAGATGAGGTGGCCGAAGAAACCCTATCAGTGCTCCCAGACAACTTATCCATGCTACTAGCGGCTTGAGAAGGTCCACTGGCATCAACTTTCTTGCTGGACAACCCATCTAGTTTTTTATTGATCTCGTCGATACGAGCTTCTGGATTACCAGCTATCTCGACCAAAATTTGTACTGACCTACTATAATCAGAAATATATATCACCTTATTATAATATATGGTTACCGAGTAAAATTATCTCATAAAGGTCAGTACATATAGGAAAACTTTCTAAATCAATTATATCTTTTTCTCTTATTATTTGTAAATTAATATTAGAATATATGACAAAAAATATTTCTAATTTTTGCTTCGCTTTTTCGTGCATCCAGCCTTTAACTTCCCACCACATATCTAGTTCAGGAAGATAAAAATCTGGAAGGTAGGTTGTATTTAATTCTGGTATATCAAACGTTTTAGATTCGTATTCCCAATGTATTCCTAATTTATCTAACATTGTAGCTACGCGAATTTCGTATGAAGAACGAAGCCATATATTATTGCCATCTATTTTTGTATACCAATTTCCTTTCGATTTATAAGTATTATAAGACGGGCCGGGCGGATGTCCTTTCCGTCCACGCAACTTTTGTTTTTGTTCTTCTGTCCAGCTTTTTCCATACAAAGGATGATCTTTACCTTTTGGAAATACTCGATGAGACATCTTTTCCCTAAAATCAGGATTTTTCCATAATTCAGTAAACCTATCAGAAAATCCTTTTTTAACTTCTTCTATATTCGATCTTCGTTTACTAGATATGGATAATTGTTCTGAATAACTTCTGATTGGTATATCAAATTCTTTTAATTGTGTTCTTATTTTATGCGGTGGTAAATGCAAAAGGTTGCTACTTATATGTGTTATAGACAATTGGTCAATATAATATTTTTCATATAGCCAGTCATAGTTTTGTAATAGTTTCATAGATTTTTCTATTTCAGATTTATCCTTTCCATTACACGTTGCTCTAGCTGGTAAACCAAAAAACTTTAATGCTTTACTAACATCTGTTTGATATACGCCTAATTCGTCTGCTATACTGCTCATGGGACGTTTATTGATTATATATTCAGTTTCTAACCACTCCTTACCCATTTTAATAACTTTATCTATATTTCTTATTATATGTTTATTAGACGTATAATCCGCTCCTCTATTGCATTGATTTAAATAAAAAATTGGTTATTTTCCCTTGTTTACTATGGATAACCAACGTTGCTTGGCACTATCACTACATTTATCGTATTGGAAGTTATCTGGTAGCTTGCCCTTAATCGCATTGATAAATTCTTTATGACTGTAAGTTCTAGGAGTCTTCTTACCAGATTTAGCTAGTGCGATAATTTCCTGCATTTTGGAAATAGAATCAATTTGCAGGCGTGTTAACTTACCTACAGGTAAATTACTTATTCGGTATCCACTATAATGGAGCCAGACAAGTTTTTGGCCTTCTGGCCCTTGAAAAAATCCAAGAGTTCTTGACTGCCTACAGTAGAAATATTAATAACTTCGCGTCCGATTTCGATAAGTGCATTACCTAGCATTAGTTCGAAGACTTCAAGAGTTTTCTTTTTGCCGGGTTCGTCGATATCGTCGATTTCTATGCGTTCGTGTAGGGCTGGATCTACGATACCGTAGCGACATGCTTCCAATTGCAAAATGTAGTTGTCGGACAACTTCGGATCAGTGGTCGAAAAACCAGAGTTTTCTACCGTTTTGAAAACTTTAGCAATTTCCAGTTCGCTAAGAGGTTTTATTTCAACGTCCTCGTCATACATAGTCAAGTGAACGTTCTTTCGGAACTTGGTTCCTTCTAAAATTAATTCTTTTGATATCATATATGATTTTCCTTGCTTTATTTTATATTATATTTCTTATTTATTTCGGTGTTCTGTACATTGCACTGAAGGAGTACTTCGTTGAGCACGTTGATCCAACGTTGCCAACACTTAGTGAATCTCCAGTAAGTAGACATCTCTTAAATGTAACGATACCACTACCAGTTACCATAGTTGGTCCATCTTGCATTGACCGAGCATAATCTAGGCCAGTATCACTTATTACTATGTCGAATTCTCTGCCAAGACCACTGCCTTCATATGTTAAGTGTACTTTTATTAGGTCCATCCAAGTTGCTGGATTTTCTGAATCAGATACCCACCAGGTTCCGATTTCAAAGTCGCCTTTATAGTCTATTTTACCTTGGGTTTGTCCGTATTTTTCGTGGTTTCCGGTGCCGTATTCAGGAGTCACGTCAGTACTTTTCTGTACTGATATAGACTTCACTGGTATGGTATATGGGACACCATCAGATGCAGAAGTAAATGTAACATAAATATCACCTGGATCTTCCGCAACAATCGTATAAGAACTAATTGTCATTTTACCTCTTTAAAATATTAAAAATATGGTTACTCGTCTGATACTTCGGTAACCACAGATGTATCTTCATTTTCGTTTAAGATACCCACAGCGATGGTCTCATCGATACGCTCAATATGGCCAATATTTTCCATGCTAATGTCTACGAAGACTTTACCGGTGTCTGTATCAGACGGATAAACGTCAAGCTTATAAGCTCTAATGTTTTCGTTGCGTAGCAAATCTTGCAGAACGGACTCTATGGATGCTTTCATAGATGCCATTACGGCATTAGTACGCTTCTCATGGAAATACTGTTGGGCAATTTCATTGGAACAAACAATAACCCAGTTAATGGTTCGGTTATCCACAGTTCGCAAGAACTGCCATGTCTGATCGGTTGTGATTCCAACGTAAGGTCTAATTCCACGAGACTTAATGATGGCGTCTACAGAAGCATCAGTAGCTTGAGTAAGTGTATCCACTTCATCTTGATCGAAAGTGTTAAGCAGACCTTTCAAGCCATTCATAGCGTTGCGCGGTAAAGCAGCACTTTCTCCAATAGCAACTGCGGCTTCTTTTCCTGCACGAGCACAAGCAATATTCTGGACCGTAGATGAGTTATCCCAGCTGTTTCCGACGATTGTAAGTAGCCTGTTAGAATATCCTGAAGCTAGGTCAAGTAATTGATCTACGGACAAGTTAGGAGCAGCTGCCACGAAACACTGACACGGATGGAACTTATTGGCCATTTCAGTTGCCCAACCGTCCAGTACTGGTATTAGGTCGTGAGTACCTTCCTCAACTTCATACTCGGTTAGACAGGCACATTGAGGTGCTCCGATCAGTTCAGCTGCAGCATTTCCGCCGACCCATAAGGCAGTTTCCCAGTCGTCGGTAGTAATCGTAGTTCCATCCAAGCCGCCTGTCAATCCATACGTGACATCAGCATCAATGGCTGGTAAATGAGTTTCTCCGACAATTGCTTCGGCTGTAACGAAGCCAATAGAATTTAATCGGGCCCCTAACTTAACCAAACTTGAAATATTATCATAGGTATATGTGGTCTCATTATCGGATACCACGATCTTGATCGTGTAATACTTCAAACTGTACGTTATTAAAGACGTAGCTGGAATTGCAGTACCAAAGGTTAAACTACCATTTACTGTATCAACATATACTTGATCTGCGGACGGCGGACTTGTATAAGTAATTTCAGCATCGACGCCAGCTACTTTAACCCAATTAGCCGAATTCTGCATTAGGTTAGCATAACTAGTATAGTATGGTCCTACAGTTCCGTCACCGGGCAACCCGTAATAAGATGTTTCAGTTGCCTTGTAACTTCCTTGCAATACTTTTACTGTGAGGGCGTTACCCCAGATACCAGGTGATGCAGCATCTATAGTAATGACGTCATTAGGTGTTGCTAGACCGTCATCCAAGGTAACTGTAGCCGTAGCATGACTGGTTCCTAGAACACGTACTGCGTAGACTACTGGTGCTCCTTGAGCAAATATTAGTTCTACTGCGTCTTTGAGACCACCGGAATAGAAGTAGCCCTTAGCTTCTGAGGAACTTGTCATTACGACAGCTTCGTCTACTGGTCCTCTAATGGATCGACCAACCACTAAGACAGTGCCTTTACCGACAATAACTGGTACTGGACCAACTGTCTCCAGCTTAATAATCAATCTCACAAATTGGTTTGGATTCCCGTATTCAACCATAAATTTTACTCCATGAATTTTATAAAACTTCAATTAAAGTGGTCTTGACATTATACCCATCCTTGAAGTATTTTTGATAGACCTCTTTTGATATTTTTCCAGCACGATAAGCCGAATAAACGCTCATCTTCCGCGGATCAGTAATCTTGTAATTCTCGTTTTCCATAAAAGATACCTTATAATATTTATAATCAAATAAATGACTGAGATGTATTTTACGTCTAGTCACGATAAAATAGACAACCAAAAAGTATAAATAGTTAGAAGTGATAGGTTGCTTATTATGGCAATAAGAAAAAATCCAATAGCCTGGTTATTTGCATCACCAGGATTGTTCTTTATATTAGTAGGATTGCAAAGTTTTTGGCTATCTATATTCGACTCAGACCATGTTATGTATTTTGGTCTTGGTCTCATATGCACGTCACTAGGTTACATATTCGCCTGGAAATTTCTTTCGACTAATGCTCCTTAGTCTGCTATTAATATCATGTCCATGACATTTGAAGTACTTGAACTACCGGCATGTAGTATCAAGTCGCATAATAAATTAGAGTACCAACCTCTTACGCATACAGACATCTCGTACCATGGCGGATGAATGTTTACTAATTCTATATAGTCAGTTGGCTCGTAGGGTAGGCCAAAGTCGTATTCTATTGCATGGATATTTGGCGCATCATCAAGGACACTAAATTCGTATTCAACCCGGAAGTCAAATACAGCTGGATAGATCCAATGTTCGTCGGAAGCCCGAGCTTGAAAAGGTGGCAAGTAGTTAACTTTACCCGAGCCCGGTATAACTTTCATATAGTCGTCTGGCCAGTAAAATCCTAGACGATATAACTCGATATCCGTTTGCAGATCGTAGAGCATTTGGTCTAGGGTTTCCGGGGTATCTTGGTCAGTTCCAGGTACGGAACTTTCAGCCATTAGTGTTATGCTGATCGAGGCTTGCTGGCGGTGTCCAATCCATTCGCGAGCATCTCCGTTGATACCAAGATAATCCTTGCGGATCGGACCTGCGGTATTAGGACCGACTCTTATGCCTTCGGAAAGAATTGCCAGACGCATCGACGGAAATGTAAAGTCATCGTTGCCCAAACGATCCTTACGGAGCTTTTTCACGGTTAGTTCAGCTAGTTCCGTGGGAATAGCATCCAATAGTCTGGCCCGTTGAGTTATCGAAAGCATTAAGGTACAACCTCCTGGGTTCTGGAGTCATAAGGCACATACGGGATATCATCGTATCGAATGTCAGGAGCTTGTGGCGTATATTTCGCAATGGTTGTTAATATTTGTTCCACATGATCGTCTATTAGTTTGGTTTCCATACTGTAAGTTTTATCAACGGAATCGAATAGTAACACATCGTAATATATGCTTATTAATACTGATTTCTGTACCGGTATCTGGATGGGACAATCAAAAGTATTTCTGTTTGCCATAGCTAAATAATCATCTAAGGTCTTCTCAAAGGTGTCTTGAATTAGCTGGCTAGATAAGTAACTTTTTGACATGCTTTTTTTGCCTAAGATATCAAAGGTATAAGATTTAGTCTTTGCTTTTTTCGTTAATATATCCAGTGGTAAGTTTGATGTCTTTAATTTCTTTAGAAGTATATCCCGTACGGAATTCTTAGTCTTTCTAAAAGAAACCAATAAGTCATAATCAGAGGATATGCAACGTATTGTTTTATTGTACTCTATGACATACTTTCCGGAATTGTGGCAGGCAGAACCTACCCAAGTTGACTTCGTCCAATACTCTTCATCCCCGACTTGTTGGCCTTTTCCTGAAATAATTTCTTGGGTTGGATCGCCTTCATAGACAGTAACATTATTATAATTTAATGTACTCCATATCCAACCGGCATCAATAGAGTACTTTACGATAGGCCTATTATTAGAATCATAGCTACATACAACAGCTAATTTATCTTTCTCAGATGAACCCGGTCTCAACACGTCATAGGATGATATTACTCCACTATCAAGGTTAGCAAATGGTAGCGTAAATATGGTCTTCCATACATAACCAGTTCTATTTTCAAAACATTCTTGACCAGAATAGGCATACATTACTTGGTTGGTATTAAGTTTTAGGACTCTGGCCATTACAGCGGTTTCATCTAGGGTAGTTCCGCTTGTATCAGTCATTATCAATTGCAAGATTCTTGTATTATATAGAGGACTAAATAATTGAGAACCACCCCAACCCTGAGTCGCTGAGCCTTCCCAATAAGCCCATGCTGTTCCCCAGCCTTGAAGATGAGTAAACCAAGTTTGTCCGAGATCATCGGAAATATTAAGGTAGGGCCCGAATCCTACGAATACTGTTTGACCTACTCCGGCAAGAGCTGGGTATGCCCATCCTGACCATACAAAATTCTTTGTCTCACTTGGATCATGCTGTCCTTTTGATGTCCAGCCGGTCTTCGTAAGAACTTTGCTCCACGACCTAGCAAAATCGTAAGACCTCCATATGGATGTTCCGTCATGCGCGAACAGCACATCGTCACTGATATTTATTACGGCTTTACAGTTAGGTGCGAACGTAGATATCGCAGTCCAACAAACT